CATTGATAGTAATTGGTGATGGAAGTGCTAGGGCAGCCGCTTGGGATTCAAAAATTTATTGGCCAGGTGGGGCACCTGCTCTTCCTTCTACACTTGGAAATGCTAGTGTGTTTGTCTTCACTACATTCGATCAAGGTGGTGCATATTTAGGATTGGTAGTGGCAGATGATGTTGCGGGTGGTTTATGATAAATTATAGAGGTTTACGGTATGATAAGTAATAATTTAATATTTGCAGCCGCTTTACAATCGGGCTATGGTGGATATGAACCACCCCCACCACCACCTGGATATAATCTTTTTTCATGGGGGAGAAATGATACGGGTGCATTAGGTCTGTCAGACACATCGTATAGATCCAGTCCAGTTCAAGTTGGATCAACAGCAATTTGGACTGAAATTACATCGGGAGATATTCATAGTTTGGGTATTAGAAATGATGGAACATTATGGTCTTGGGGTGATAATTCATATGGTGAGTTAGGGTTAGGTGATGGTTCAGTAAGATATTCCCCGACTCAAGTTGGTACATTAACTAATTGGAGTAAAGTATCAACGGGAAATAATCACACATTAGCAATAAAAACTGATGGCACATTATGGTCTTGGGGATATAACGGAAATGGTGAATTAGGCATAGGTAATACATCGACTACATTATCTCCAGTTCAAGTTGGATCACACACAAATTGGGCAAAAATTTCTGCTGGTGCAAACCACTCTCTTGCAATAAAAACAGATGGAACACTTTGGGCATGGGGCGCAAATACCGCTGGTGAAACTGGACATGGAATATCATCTGGAACTGGTGGTAGTGGTGTTCTATCACCAAGACAAGTTGGATTATTAACTGATTGGGCTGAAATAGCGGGTGGTAATTATTTTACACTCGCAGTAAAAACAAATGGGACTCTTTGGACATGGGGCGATAATCCAAATGGTAATTTAGGTAGTGGCAACACCACAGATAGATCCAGTCCAGTTCAAGTAGGATCATTAACTAATTGGAAATATGTTGCAGCTTCACAGGGTCAAACAAATTTTTGTCATTCTCTTTCCGTAAAAACCGATGGAACACTTTGGTCGTGGGGATATAATAATGGTGCTCTTGGTGATGGTACGTCTACACAAAGAACTTCTCCTGTTCAAGTTGGTGGACCATTTGGAGCTACCAATTGGGCAAATGTAGACGCCGGAAGTGGATGCTCAATCGCAATAAAGACGGATGGAACGATTTGGACATGGGGAGCAAACTTTAACGGAGAATTGGGTTTAGGCAACACAACAACTAGATCTAGTCCTGTGCAGGTTGGTAGTTCAACATCGTGGCTTAAAATAATGGCAGGCAGAAATCATATGCACGCTATACGTTCTTAATAATAACATAAAGGTTTTGGTATGAATGATAAAGAAATACACCCACTTGATGTTGCATTGAATGCGGCTATATGTGGTAATTTAGATGAAAGTGAAAAAATACTTCGCAATCAACCTCAAAATGATTACCGTGTTCTATTTAATTTAGGGTGGCATGAAATGAGACGTGGTAATCTTAAAAAGGGATTTGAACATTTAAATTATGGCAGATTTATAGGTGTATTTGGATCACCCGCTATACCTGGAAAAATTTGGAAAGATGAATCACTTGAAAACAAAACACTACTGTTCAGATGTGAGGGTGGTTATGGGGATCAAATAATAAATTTTCGTTTTGCTAAACAGTTTGAAAAATTGGGTGCAAGGGTTTTAATATCATGTTCACCGGAATTGAAATCATTATTTTCCGATCATGGGTTTATCTGTGTAGATAATTCTGCTATTTCAAGTATTCATTATGATTATTGGATTCCTGCAATGTCAGCTGCTTATATTTTGGGGTTAGAGTATGAAGATTTAAATGGATTACCTTATTTATTTTCAAAAAATAGAAAAAAATTATTTTCAAATCCTGAAAATATTAAAGTTGGTATTCGATGGAGCGGATCTTCAGAATTTGAACATGAACAATATCGAAGATTTACACCAGAGTTTATGACCAATTTACATAACGTACCCAATACCACATTTTATTCACTTCAAAGAGATGAGAATACAATAGATGGTCTTCCATTTGCAGATATGCGTGACCAAATGACAACATGGATTGATACTATGAATATAATAGCAGATTTAGATTTAGTAATAACATCATGTACTTCTATTGCTCATTTATCCGCAGCTATGGGAAAACCAACATGGATAGTTATACCAGTTTTACCATACTATATTTGGTCCTTTCCTGATAAAAAAAGTAAATGGTACGATTCAGTCACACTATTTAGACAAAAAAAATTCGGTGAATGGCAAGATGTTTTTGAAGATATTAGAAATGAATTGATAAAAATTTCTTCTTAAAAATAATCTTTGAAAAATACATACATATTTATATGTAATAATGTTCCTATTATTGAGGTGATGTATGAAATACATTTTAGTAAAAAATGGTGAAATAGCTGGAAATCCAACTGATTTACCAAAAAGTTGGGATAACATTTCAAATTTTTATGTTCTTGATGATGTAACTCTAAAAAGTTATGGTTGGTATCCATTTAGATTTGTTGAAGCACAAAAAAATGAAAATCAATATTATGATGGTAGTGATTTTGTAATAGAAGAAAATGAAGTGGTTGAATATCAAAAAGTTCGTAATAAAACTCAACAAGAAATTTCACAAGAAATTGAATCAGAATGGCGTGCAGTTAGATATAGAAGAAATGAATTATTAAATGAATGTGATTGGACACAATTACCAGATTCTCCATTGACAAATCAAAAACAAACAGAATGGCAGATATATCGTCAATCATTAAGAGATATAACATCACAACCAAGTCCATTTAGTATAGTTTGGCCAATATCACCAGAGGCGTAAATATGAACAGTCCTATTCAAAAACTCATTAAAGAATTAAATATATCAATCTTTAATGAAAATGAATTGGTTGATAAAGATGTTATTGTATTTTTTCCAGGTCAATTCCAACCTATGGGACAACACCAACGTGAGGAATATTTACGCTTAAGTAGAAAATTTGGAAAAGATAATGTACACGTAATTACAGATGACAAAATAAATCCTCAAAAAACTCCCCTTAGTTTTGAAGAGAAATCCTCGATAATAAGAAGACATGGTATAAAAAATATACAAAAGGTTTTGAATCCATATATGCCAACCGAACTAATAAACAAATTAGATCCAAATAATACAATTCTTATTTTTGCGGTTAGCTCAAAAAATGTATCCAAATTAAAAAATTTTAAGAAGATAACAAAATATAATGGCTCATCTAAACTACCAATCAAAGATGCACAAAATCCATACGTTTATTATATCCTAACCAATGAAGTTAAGTATGATTTACCAAGTTTTGGTAGATTAAATTCAACTAATATATTTAGGGCTTTAAGTGACCGTGAGGCAAAATTGTCAGAATTAAAGAGTAGATTCATTTCAATATTTGGTTGGTTTGATGCAAATTTATTTAATATGATTATAAAAAAATTCAACACAACTCGTGGTGAACTAAAAGATGGTAAGGAAGAATTAAAACCCTTACAAATGGTTACAAGAACATTTTGGAATAAAGTGTATGAAAGTATTGTTGGCGATAAAAATATAAACGAGGTTGCCACGTTACCACAGACTATGTTAGATGAAATAGAAAAAATTGCAAAACAATTCTTTCATAAAATAGAATCTGAGGTAAAAAACGATATTGATGCTGATAATTTCGACAGTAAAATAAGATTCAACATATTAGACGATATGACTGAATTATCTACGGAATCAACTAAGATAATAAATGATATTATTAAATCAGAACCTTATGTTCAAGAATTGGAAAAAACAAACCCAAATGCTTTTAATAACATAAAATTACATACATTTACTGTGGTTGTAAGGCCTAAACGATTTGTAATAGATCAAACATATGATAAATTTGGTAAACTAATAGATTTGGCATTAGACGATGAAATGCCCGGGACTTTTACAGAAAAGTTAAATAGTTTTAAGAAAACGGAGATTTGGAAAGATTATGAGTTAGAGCTAAAGAAATTAAAGAACCATAATGATTTTTCAGTTGGAAGTAGAGCCAAGTTTAATTCAACAGGTTCTATTTACAAAAAAGATTTTAAAGCAACTCTGATAGTAAATTTTGATTGGTTTTTAATGTATCTAAAGTTGTTATTAGTAAAAAATGGATTTATACAAATATCATTAAATAAAGTTGTTGACGATTACGTGAAAGGTGTCTATATTGGTTTAGTTTCACATGAACTTATACATTTTGTTCAAACTATAAAACAACAAATACAAACAGGAGAACGTCAGGCATCAAAGTATGAATTTAGCAGCCCTGACAAGTTAGGATATGAAAAATTTAATAAGATGTATTTATCCGATAAAGCTGAAATTGGTGCTCATGCACAACAGTTTGTTACTGATTTAAAAAAGGCTTATCCGAGTAAATCAGCAGATGATTTATTAAAAATGTTTCAATCGGGTAAATTACCAAAGAAGAAATTCTCACCAATGTATAATTATATTGGTTACTATATGAAACTATTAAATAAAGGAAAACAGGACGATACTGTTAAACGGTTTATAAAAACCGTATTTTTGATATTAAAAAAAGACTAAAGGTGTGTTATGGTTAAAATCGATGGTGTAGGTGATATTAAAAAACTTCTACACGGTGAACATGAAGCTCAACAAAAAGTTACTGTTGGGTATATCCCTGAAAGTGAAAAAGAAAAAGGAAGTAGACAAATTGGAGACCGTTGGTTTGATGAAGACGGCAACGAGTGGGAACAGAAAAAGGGTTATAAAGTAAAGTTAGGAAAAGTTTGGCAACAAGAATTACATGGATATTTAAAATCGTTTCCTAATTGTAGAAAAGAAACTTGCACATGTAGTATGCCAAAAAGATTAGACGAAAAAATGCGCCGTATTCATGGTATGTGCTTTGACTGTGTAATTGACATGGAACATAAAATAAGATTAGAAGGCAAGTGGTCTGAATACGAAAGACAGAAGGTAAAAGAAAATGCTTTGGCTTGGTTAGGAGAAGCAGAACGTGACAAAAATTTAATCGCAGAAGAATTGTCAAAATTAGATTTTGCAAACGAATTTGGTGATTCTGAAAAATGGAGTGTTCCGTTTACAAAAGAAGAATTTTTGGAAAAAATAGAAAATGAATTCAAAGAGTTCAGAGAAAACTTTATAAAAAAATTGGAAGACGTTGATTTGACACAAGATGATGTTGAAGCTATGTTTAATAAAAAACCAATCATTGATAATGAAAATGTTATAAAAATGACATTAATTGAGAAAGGTGATGAAAAAAAGACGTAATATCGTATCGGAAATATTTTCAGGAATAAGTGGTGGGATCTCATCAAAAAGAACAATCATGTTCCTATCATTTATGATGATGATTTTTATGGCGGTATTATCAACCTTTTACGGTAAAGATGTTAAAGAATTTATATTTGAAGGATTTTTATACATAGTTGTCGGTAGTCTCTTTTCAGTAGCATCAGAGCAGTTCAGTTCACGCTTTACTAAAGTAAATAAAGAAGATTATTATGAAAGTAATTTAGACGAAAAATCTAATGGAGAAAACAAATGAAAAGTGTAGTTGTTGAGAGGGCTGTTCCTTCAAACAAAGAACTTTATTCTAAAATAAAATCAAGAATAAAGAGTAAATATAAAGTTTGGCCAAGTGCATATGCATCCGCTGCTGTTGTTAAGGCATACAAAGCTGCGGGTGGTGGTTATAGAAATGTTAAAGAAACTATAAATAATCCTTCATATCAATTGGAAGGATATTCCACCAATGCTTGTGGTAAAATAACCGAACTACACTTTGTGTTAGGTGAGTCTGAAAAACACAATATAACTGAGGCAGAATATCGTGGTAGAAAGGTATCATTGGGAAAACCATTTAGAACACCAAGTGGACCTAAGAAATTTTCAGTTTATGTTAAAAAACCAAATGGCAATGTGGTTAAAGTTAATTTTGGTCATAAAGGTGAAGGTGGTCAAAAAACAATGAAAATTAAAAAAAGTAACGCCGCCCGTAGACGTTCATTCAGAGCTCGTCACAGATGTGACTCTCCCGGGCCAAGGGATAAAGCTAGATATTGGAGCTGTAGATTCGGTTGGCCAAGTTCGGGTAAAGGTGCAATAGATAAAACTTAATTATGGTTGCAAAAGTATTCAAATCAATTTTAAGGCCATTAATGGCACCTATCCCACCGACAGACTATGAAAAGGCTGCTGATGCGATTGCTACCGCGTATGATTTATCAAACGTTGGTATGAGTATGACCATATTTGGTTCTATATTAATGCAAGGTAATAAAGAAACCCTGAAGAGCTTTCTACTTCAGGGTTTAACTATGAATAGTGGTCTAACAAATTATCTACCCGTAGTTGAACCTGGATGGACGTTGATGGCAAACGGATTCTGTTTATATTGGGCAACTGCAACATTTACACCCCTACCACCTATGCCACCTACAATTTCGCCATTGACAGGAACACAAGTTTTATTTCCTGGAAGTCCTTCAATATTGGACATAGGACTCAAAGTTGCCTTTACGGCGGGATTTGGAAAACCCGAAGATGGTAAGCTTGGGGGGTTAGAGAGTGCTTTAGATATTCTGTCATTAGTTTTAATTGCACATCAATTAACAATAGCGGGAACATATAACGGATTAATACCAGCCGCACCGTCACCAATACCATTTCTTGCTCCTTGGGCAGCTATAATAGGTATACCCGATGCCGATATTAAAGATAGCGAAACGGCAACAAGTGGTACAAGTGGCACAAGTGGGACAACAGGAACGAGTGGAACAACAGGAACGAGTGGTACGAGTGGAACGTCTGCTATTGATAACAATGCACAAAAAATAAATGATATTCTTGCAAAGATAAACAACTTAAACAAATTAAACGATTCGGATTTACAAAATAGAGTCGGTGATTTAAATACAATATCATCGGATTTGGATAAATTATTATCCGATCCTAATATAATAAAATCAAAAGAATATCAAAGATTAGTAAGTGCTTTGAGCCAATTAGTAAATTTGAAAAATAGAATAAATAAAATTGTTAGTGTCAGTGAAGAACGATTCCCGTATAGCGGCGATTGTTTGGATTGTTGATAATTATTTACATTTCATATATTTATTTACATGGATAAAAATACAAAAAATACAGTAAGAGAAATAATACGTGAATATGTCATGTTATATGTCAAAGAAGGCAAGAAACCGTCTGGTGGCCTAACTAAGTGGTTTCGTGAAAAATGGGTGGATCTTTCTCGTAAGAAAAAAGATGGTGGACACCCACCATGTGGCGCTTCTGCTGGAAGTAAATCAAGAGACGGTGGTAAACGTGCATATCCAAAATGTGTTCCCGCTGCCAAAGCTTCATCTATGTCATCGAAACAAAAGAAAAGTGCGGTAACAAGAAAAAGAAAGAAGGGTGCAACTGAACGTGGTACGGCAAAAATGGTTTCAACATATACAGAGCGTTAAAATGGAAGATTTTAAAACCAAACTCAATGAAATTTTTACAGTATTAATAAAAGTATTTGCAACCTTCGGTGGTATAATGCTTGTATTTTTTATGTTTAAAGACACACCAAAACAATCCGATGATATTAGACAATATAATAAAACAAAGGATAGTTTAGAAGGGATTATACAGAAATACAAAGAAGACTATAAATTATTGGAAAAAAGAGCTAATCATTTGGATTCGATAATAAAAGTTAAAGCCAATAACGTTAAAATAGTAAAAGAACGTTTTTATATCTACCGAGATAGAGAAATAAAAAACCCAACCGAAGCAACTCGTTATATTCAAAAATTTATACAGGAGTAAGTAATGAAATACATAGTTCTATTAATTTTAACTTCTTGTATAGCTTTCTCAAAAGAAAAAGATTCGGTAGTATGTTTTCCAAAAAATGATGTTGTAAAGTTAGCAAATAAAATACAGTTACTAAGAGATTCCGTTGAATATTTAAGAGCGGTTGTAGCTGCACAAGATACACTAATAGATGTTAGTAAATTAAGAATGGACATATACAACCAACAATTGGAAAACACAATAGAAGTTATTGGATATTGTGAGAAACAGAACAAGGAATTGGAAAAGATTGTACAAGAATTACAACCACGTTGGTACGATAATAAAATGCTTTGGTTTTTAAGTGGGGTTGGTACTGTGGTTGCGGTGGTTTTAGCTATACAATAAGGTTTTTTATGAGTAATCAAGCCAAATCGTTAAAGGATATAATAAAAGAAGAATATGCTAAGTGTGCGGCTAATCCCGTATATTTTATGAAGCGTTATTCTAAAATCCAACACCCAACTCGTGGTAAAATACTTTTTGAATTATATCCATTCCAAGAAGACGTTTTACATCAATTCAATTCAAATAGATGGAATATTGTATTAAAATCAAGACAGATGGGAATTTCTACATTAATAGCGGGATATTCCTTGTGGTTGATGTTATTCAATCAAGACAAAAATATCTTGGTGATTGCTACAAAACAAGAGACTGCAAAAAATCTTGTTACCAAAGTTCGAGTTATGTATGATAATCTTCCAAGTTGGTTAAAGACGGGTGTTCAAGAAGACAATAAACTATCACTACGTTTCAAAAATGGATCGCAAATAAAAGCGGTATCAGCTGCTGCTGACTCAGCACGTTCAGAAGCTCTCTCACTTCTTATTATAGATGAGGCAGCCTTTATTGATGACATAGACGGTATATGGGCATCTGCACAACAGACACTTGCAACGGGTGGTACTGCTATCATAAATTCCACACCAAACGGTATTGGTAATTTTTACCACAAACAGTGGGTGAAGGCTAAACTCGGAGAGAGTTCATTCAATCCCGTAGAACTCTTATGGCAGTTACATCCTGACAGAGACCAAAAGTGGAGGGATGAACAGGACATATTGTTGGGACCAGACATGGCAAAACAAGAGTGTGATGGTAACTTCCTATCATCAGGTCGTTCTGTTATAGAAGGTGAGTTGGTAAAATGGTATGAAGACACATATATTTGTGAACCAAAAGAAAGACGTGGTGTAGAAGATGCTTATTGGATATGGGATTATCCTGATTCAAGTAAATCATATATGGTCGTTGCAGACGTTGCTCGTGGTGATGGAAATGACTACTCGGCTTTTCATGTTCTTGATGTTGATAATTTAGAACAGGTGGCTGAATATAAAGGAAAATTGGATACCAAAAGTTATGGCAATATGTTAGTCTCGGTTGCAACTGAATATAACGATGCACTTCTTGTTGTAGAAAATGCTAACATAGGATGGGCAGTAATTCAACAAATCATTGATAGAGGTTATCCAAATCTTTATTACACATACAAAGAAGATGGTTATATCGATCCATCGATTCATATACCAAAGGGATATGACATAAAAGACAAATCTCAAATGGTTCCTGGATTCACAACGAGTTCAAAAACAAGACCATTAATTATTTCAAAATTGGAAACATATTTCCGTGAAAGAGCACCAATTATAAAATCATCGCGATTAGTAGAGGAATTATATGTCTTTGTTTGGAATGGTTCGAGGGCTGAGGCTCAAACAGGATATAATGACGATTTAACCATATCATTCGGAATAGGACTTTGGGTTAGAGACATGGCGCTTAAATTACGTCAAGAGGGTATGATGAAAACAAGACTTAGCTTGGACTATATGAATAAATCATCTACTATACATAAAACAAATACATTTGTTCAAAATGATGGTTGGTCTATGAAAGTTAATGGTTCACAAGAAGATTTAACTTGGTTGATAAAGTAATTTTCAAAATTTTCAAACATATTTATATTCATGTAAAAGTTAAAATAACAGGTGTTAAATGAGTGAGAAAAGATCATTTTTTGATAGACTAAAAACATTATTCTCTACAAACGTTGTTGTTAGAAATGTTGGCGGTAAACGATTGAAAGTAGTAGATACTGCTCGATACCAAGCAGACGGGAATCCACATACTTCAAAAGTAATAGACCGATACGGTAGATTACATGGTACAAGAGGAACCCCAATATCAGTCTACAACCAATACAACTCATTTTCAGCCACTAAAATAGATTTGTACACAGACTATGAGGCAATGGATACCGATCCAATTGTTGCGTCTGCATTGGATATTTATTCTGATGAGAGTACACTTAAAAACGATCAAGGTGATGTACTAACCATAAAAACAGACAACGATAATATACGTAAAATTTTACGTAATCTCTTTTATGATGTATTAAATATAGAATACAATTTATGGCCTTGGACTCGTAACCTATGTAAATACGGTGATTTTTATTTATACCTTGACGTTAAAGAAGGGTTGGGCGTGACAAACGGTGTACCCTTTTCACCATATGAAATGCAAAGAGAAGAAGGAACAGATCCTGAACACGTTTATATGACTAAGTTCATTTATGAAGGTCCACTCGGTAAGGGTGAATTTCAAAATTATGAAATAGCACACTTTAGACTTATCGGTGATACAAACTTTTTGCCGTATGGTAAGTCAATGTTAGAGGGTGGTAGAAAATTATTTAAGCAACTTCTTCTTATGGAAGATGCTATGCTTATCCATCGTATTATGAGAGCTCCCGAAAAACGTGTATTCAAAGTAGATATAGGAAATATACCACCAGGTGAAGTAGACCAATATATTTCTCAAATGATGAACAAGATGAAAAAAGTACCATTCGTTGATGAACGAACAGGACAATATAATTTGCGTTTCAACATGCAAAACCTTTTGGAAGATTTTTATTTGCCTGTACGTGGTGCTCAATCAGCAACAACAATAGAAACACTTCCGGGATTACAATATCAAGCAATTGAGGATGTTCAATACCTACAAAGTAAACTGTTTGCAGCTTTGAAGATACCAAAGGCATTCATGGGATATGATGAAACAACTGAAGGTAAGGCAACGTTAGCTGCATTAGACATTAGATTTGCAAGAACAATTGAACGAGTTCAGAGAATAGTAATATCCGAATTGACAAAGATTGCTATTGTCCATCTTTATGCTCAAGGATATGAAAATGCTGATTTGGTTAACTTTGAATTGGCATTAACAGGTCCATCGATTGTTTACGAACAAGAAAAGATAGCTCTTATGAAAGAGAAGGTTGATTTGGCTGGACAGTTAATGGAAAGAAAGTTGTTATCTATGAAATATATCTATGGTAATATTTTCAATTTAACAGATGATGAGGCTGAATTTGAACGTAATGAAATAATAGAAGATATTAAGCAAATATTCAGACAAAATCAGATAGAAAACGAAGGTAATGATCCTGTATTAACTAAGGAATCTTTCGGTACACCACATGATATTGCTTCATTGCATACAAAAGGTGGTGCAAAAACGTCACAAATAAATGATAATGAAATGCCCGAAGGAGGATGGCCTGGTTCAGGAAGACCAGCTAAAAATCTAAAATATGGAACAGATGACCATGTTTTTGGTAGAGATCCTATAGGTAAAAAGGATGTTGAAAACACATTAAAAATAAATCGTTCAATGAAATCCAATAATAAGAATACTAATGCATTATCAACTGAAGCAAAAAGAATGGAAAGTGTTATTAGTAGTATGAGTAATTTCAAGGTAAAGACTAAGGAAATCATCTCTGAAAGTCTTAGACCAGCCTCTAAAAAGGAAGAAATTGAACCAAATTTGTTGAATGAGAACAATTTATTGGATGAATTGTAAATAAATAATTTTTTTTCTATATTTATTCTATGAAAGTGTACACAATTGGTATTAAACAATATGAAGAAAATAAAACATTCAAAGTTTAAAAATACTGGAATGTTATTTGAGCTTTTAACCCGCCAAATAACATCGGATATTATTTCATCAAAGGAGTCTGTAGCAATTCAACTATTGCGAAAGCACTTTGGTAAAAATACCGAATTGATAAAAGAGTATAAACTTTATAAGACTCTATCGGATGAAAAGTTAAAATCCGATAATAAAGCATGTATGCTTATCGAAGCTGCTATAAAAACACGTAAAGGATTGGACAGACAAAAGTTGAGCCAAGAAAAATACGAGTTGATAAAGGCAATCAAAGAAAATTTTGATATTAATTCCTTCTTCCAAACAAAAGTACAAAATTATAAACTTTTGGCCTCAATATACAAAATATTTGAGTACAAAGAAATGGATAATCCAATGGAATTGACAAAATCAAGGATTACCATATTAGAGAATATAACATCAAAGACACCAACCACTGTGATAAATGAAACAGTAGATTTATCAACCCAACCAAAAGACCTAAGACTTCTATCGCAAAAACTTTTAGTAGAAAAATTCAACAAAAAATATAGCGATTTAAATGACTCACAAAAGGTAATTTTACGTGAATACATAAGTAATGTAAGTAATACCAACAATTTTAAGTCTATGGTGCAAGCTGAAGCGGTTGCTTTGAGAGAAATCTTCACAAAGAACATCCACAGGGTACAAGACAAATCATTAAAAATAAAATTAGCAGAAATAGTAAACCTATTGGATGAATATGAAAACATTAAAAAGGTTGAAGAAAATCATGTATCTGCTATATTAAGATATTACAGTTTAATAGAAGATTTATCGTGGAGTAAATAATGTCAACACCAAATGAAATACATCCGTATAGTTATCCAACATCATCTGCAACTGATTTTAAGAGATTAGGACACCCTGGTAAATGGAAAAAATCTATGTCAGTTTCTGGAACAACATGGTTTACGGGATCTAACTACGGTGTTGGTGCTCTCATGCCTATAGGAACCGCGGCTGGAACAGCACATTTAAGCGATGGTGGTACTATAAACTTAGCTCATTTAAAAGATGGACAAGTCTATGAGTTATCAGTTTCCCACATTGAAGGCGGATCGAATGTATATGCCTTATTTAGAAACCAAGTTATTAGGTAATTGTATGAAGACGGAACAATTCATAAAAAAAATATTGGAATCAGAAGACTTCAGAATATTTGAAGATGAAGGTGGAGCGGGTAATGTCACTGCAAACGTTGACGGTTATCAAACCCCCAAAGCTTTTGCTAAAGATGAAGACGATTTTGAAAAGCACGTAAAAGATAGGGCAGAAATGTTTGGATATAAAACTGTTGGTAAAAGTAAACACAAACATTTTAAGCCCGTATATGCAACTGAATCAAAATCCGATTATAAAAAAATGATGGACATTCTACAAGAAGCTACTTATAAAGATTATAAGAATGATGATACAAGAAGTACGAATAGAAAAATAAATGATTCCATACAGAGTATAAATAAAAGTATGTATGAAGTTGAACGTGCAGTAGAACATGCACTTAAATTAAAAACAGAAATGAGTGTTGACCAAAGAACATTGTGGGGCTCTTCAATATCAAGAATGAGAAAAATATCAGAAAGAGTGAACAGGATAACTAAAAAAATAAATGAATTGGGTGCTTAACATGAAACAATTACTCATAGACACTATGCTATTTCAAGTGAGTCCATCGCAGATAAACGAATCAACGTCAAAAAATGGTCGTGTTATCGTAGAAGGAGTCTTACAGAGAGCGGAAGCAAAGAATCAAAATGGTAGAATATATCCTAAAAAGATTCTAATGCGAGAAGTTAAGAAATATGCCGAGACTAACATAAAAGAAAATAGAGCTTTAGGTGAGTTAGATCATCCCGATTCATCGGTAATAAACCTTAAAAATGTTTGTCACAACGTTTTGGGTGTAAAGTGGGTTGGTGATGATGTAGTTGGTCGTGTTGAAATCCTACCAACACCATCGGGAAATATACTAAAAAATCTATTGATGGCTGGCATTCGTTTAGGTATTTCATCGAGAGGATTGGGTTCAGTGAGAGAAATAAACGAAAGTACAGTTGAAGTACAAGACGATTTTGAATTGATTGGATGGGATTTCGTATCAAACCCATCAACACATGGTGCCTTTATGTTCCCCGTTAAAGGTGGTGTAAACGAGAATATAATAACTGAATCGGTTGGTCATAATAAAAAATATATTGTAGACCAAAAATTAAATCGTATTCATAATAATATAACAAACATTATTTGTGAAATAGGAAATGTTTGTGAATGTATAATTGGAGATAGATGATGCCGGCATTTTCTCAACAGCAGCAAAAATTGATGGGATTGGCACTTGCCTATAAAAGAGGTGATGTTCCTGATTCAAAAGTAAGTCCAAAAATTAAAAAATTGGCAGATGCTATGTCTGAAAAGGAATTGGAGAAATATGCGAGTACCAAACATAAAGGGCTTCCAACAAAAGTTAGTGAAACCGATAAATCGAAAAAAATATCAAGGGAAGAACTAAATCAATTAGTTTCCGATGCGGTTGAAGAAGTTATGAAAGAACGTTTTAGTGTTAAAAAATTAACCCCTGAACAAAAAAAACAATACATAGAAGCAATATCAAACTATAAAAATTATGAAAATTTGATTTATAGATCCAATCAATTGCCACAGGCGGTTGCGGAAATAAAAAGTATGGTTGAATTTGCAAGTAAAAATATGATTGAAGAATCTGGTGATTGGTTTGATGGTATATCAACATCAAGAAACTCAAAACAATTAAAAGAATCCTTCAAAGAATTTGAAAAGTTAAGTGAAAAAATAACAAAATTACAAAGAAACTTAGAATCTATCTACGAAAATATAGGAAGACACTTCAGTAGATTCTACGAAATAAAAAACAAATAAAAGGATATGTTATGAGTGACAGAGTTTATAGTACAACACCAAAACCAGCCCATGTAAAAGTAAAGGCAAATGGAATGGATATTGACATAATGATAAAGATTTTTAAGAGAAAGGTAAAAGAGGCCGGAATCTTAGAAGAATATAAAGAAAGAATGGAATATGTAAAACCTTCAAAACGCCGTGTAGAAAGAAAAAATGCGGCTGTTAGAAGACAAAAAAAATTAGACATGGAAAATTTTTGATTTTTTTTCATGTTTTTAAAAAATAGCTGATATTTATAATAATAATACCCTATTCAATTAAGAAATTATAATATCTTAATATATGGGGTCTATACTTTTTTTTATTGATTGGCGTTGATAATAACACCAAATAGTTGGAGATTTCAAATGAATGACTTACTTAAAGAAGCGATAGCAGATGCTAAAGCAGTTCGTGAAGTTGCTCTTGCAAACGCGAAACTTGCTTTAGAAGAAGCTTTCACACCACGTCTCCAATCCATGCTTTCACAAAAGCTTTCCGAAGAGGCCGAAATGGATGATGAAGAATCCAAAGAGGTTGAAGAAGAAGGTTTCTTTAATGAATTTGCTATGGGTGAGGGAGAAGACGAAACAGAAGGTGACGAGGGCGGACACGATGATGAAGCTCACGGTGAGAAAAAAGAAGAAGGTGCTAACTACGATGAAGTAGATGAGTACTTTGCAGAGATGGAAAATCCAGAGGATGAGACTAAAGAAGAAGGCCGATATGAGGCTGAACATTCTGATGAAGAACCTATGGGTGAAGCTGAAAACGAAGATGAAGAAGAAATTGATGAAGACTTGATGGAGATTATCCGTCAGTTAGAAGAAGATTTAGGCTCTTCAGAAATCGGTAAAGGCGATAACAAAAAACCATCTGCAAAAGCTTCTGATGATTCTACACAAGATCCTGCTGGAAGTCAAAAAGTGGTACAGCTTGTTGAGGAAGAAGAAGAAAAAGTTGACGAAGCTAAAGAAGAAGATGAAGACGTTAACGAAATTCTTCGTGCAATACGTGAAGAAGATGATAAAGAAGAAAAAGTTGATGAAGCAAGTGAATTGGACATTAACGAAATTCTTCGTGCTCTTCGTGAAGAAGAAGATGAAGAAGAAAAAGTTGATGAAGCTAAGAGCGATGAGGAATTAGAAGAAGCAAATGCTAAACTACGTGAAGCATATGCGGTAATCACATTCTTGCGTTCAAAAATCAATGAAGTTAATCTCTTGAATTCAAAACTTTTGTTCTCTAACAAAATTTTCAAGAAGCATTCCTTGACTGAGAATCAAAAACTCACGGTTATTGAAAACTTTGATCGTGCTTCTAGCTTGCGAGAAGTTAAATTGGTGTTTGCAACCCTTTCTGAGGCATTAAAGTCAGCTAAGACTAACGTTAAACCTTTGAAAGAATCGTTTGCAAGTAAACCAATTGCAAGCACTCGTCCAAAAACAATCATCAATGAAGGTGATGACATGGCGAGCCGTTTACGTAAATTAGCTGGTTTAAAATAATAATTTAGGATAAAACAATGAGTATACAATCACTTTTAGGCTCTACGACTAATGCTCATAGACGCCTACTTGAAGAAAACAAAGGCATTGTTAAGAAGTGGGAGAAATCTGGCCTTCTTGACAACATTTCAGCAGAGTATGAAAAGAACGGTATTGCTGTTCTTCTCGAAAATCAGGCAAAACAACTTATCGATGAATCAAATCGTACAGGTACACAAGGTGGTTCCGAAGAATGGGCTGGCGTAGCTCTTCCTTTGGTTCGCCGTATTTTCTCAGAAATCGCTGCTAAAGATTTCGTTTCCGTGCAACCAATGAGTTTGCCATCAGGTCTCGTATTCTTCCTCGATTTCAAATATGGAACAGCACAACCTGGATTTGCAACAGGTGCTGGTAAAGATTCACAAGCAGATTCAGTATTTGGTGTAACAGGTAAAGAAGCTAAAAATGCTGATCCTACAGGTGGTCTTTATGGTGCAGGCAGATTTGGTTATTCAATCAATGAAGCAACAACTTCTCTCCTCACCGCAACACCATCAACAGTTAATGCTGGTAACTGTGCATATGGTTCAGTATCAACATCAACACCTTCAATCTATCAATTCGATTCAGAATTTGAAGATGCTTTTGCAGCTGATTTAGCCGCGGGTGATATTGAAACAGTTACAGTATCCGCTTTGTCAATGGATAACCATGATAAAGAAGCGATTCGTGCTTTCAAAATTAGTGGTTCAGGTATTCTCGAATACTATCCACAGTACACAACATCCAATACAGCAGATTCTCAAGTAACATTCGTTGTTCGTAAGACTGGTACAATTGGTGATGCTATGGTATGGTATGAAAAGCAACCAACTGCAACAAGCCGTGGTGACTTTGAAGAAGGTGCAACACAAACAGGTGCAACACTTGACATTCCTGAATTGAACTTAGAACTTCGTTCTGAGCCAATTGTAGCGAAAACACGTAAGTTGAAGGCAGTTTGGACACCTGAATTTGCACAAGACTTGAATGCTTATCACTCAATCGATGCTGAAGCAGAATTAACATCAATGTTGTCCGAGTACATTTCTCAAGAAATTGACCTTGAAATTCTCGATATGCTTATCAAGAATGCTCAAACAACAGAAAGATGGTCTGCACGTGTTGGTCGTACATACGATGCTGCTACAGGTCTCTTTGCAGATTATTCAGCTGCTCAGGCACAGGCATCTGCTTTCAATCAACAAACTTGGTTCCAAACACTTGGCACTAAGATTCAAAAAGTATCTAACATTATTCATCAGAAGACACTTCGTGGTGGTGCAAACTTCTTGGTTTGTTCCCCTCAAGTTGCTACACTTCTTGAATCAATGCCTGGATATGCAGTTGATGGTGAAGGTATGAAGTTTGCAATGGGTGTACAAAAAGTTGGTCAACTTAATGGTAGAATTACTGTTTATAAGAACCCATACATGCTTGAAAATCAAGTATTGGTTGGTTTCCGTGGAACACAATTCCTCGAAACAGGTGCGGTATATGCTCCATATATCCCACTCGTAATGACACCATTGGTATACGATCCAACAAACTTTACACCACGTAAAGGCGTAATGACACGTTATGCTAAGAAGATTGTTCGTCCCGAATTCTATGGTTTGATCCAAATCGAATCATTGGGTGACATCTAATAGTTTAATTTGTTGGTATAGAATGTGGTTGTTCGGTAATCCCGAACAACCATTTTTTTTTTATGTACACCACGATTTTTTTATTAAAAAAAACTATTTATTACTAATGATAGACAGTATTGATTATATGGACCTTATAAAATTGGGTGTGTCAAGCTTGGCAACACTCTTTGGTGTATTTTTATCATGGTATCTAAAATATAGATACGGGGAATACAAACAAAAGAAGTTGGACAGAGAAATTTCACATTCAAAACTAATACAAACTATATTAGATCAATTGTTAGAAGAATATGGTTGTCAACGTGCTTTCATTTTACAAAGGCATAATGGTGGCAAGTATAAGACAGGAAAATCAATGTCTAAACTATCAACATCATTTGAGTCTCTTGAAGATGGGGTTAGTTCAGAATTTAGAGCTTCACAAAACTTACCAATGACATTATATTCAAATTTTGTCGATGATGTTTCAAAGTTGAAAGCAATATACGAATCAGTAGAACATATTGACGATTTAATAACAAAAGCTTTTTTTTCACAACGAGGAACCAAGTCCGCTGCGGTATATCCAATCAAAAAAGGATCGGAGTTGATAGCGTTAATAGGTTTTGAATGGACACATACTTCGGATGATTTTGCAAATATTCTTGGAAAAATGCAAGATGATGTAAAAACTATGGGCGAAACCCTTTCTAAATTATTATAGGAGTAATTATGGATTTTAACCATAACGAAAATGAGGACTCAGGAATAATGAGTTCTGGTCATGAAGAAATCGGTGGAATTAATAATACAGGAATAAAAAAAGGAAGAAAAACCATAAAGAATAAAATTCAGTTTCAATTAACATTAAATGAAGAACAGAAGTTAATAAAATCAAAAGCTTTGTTGGATACAATATCTGTTTTTTTGGGAAAGGCTGGTTCAGGAAAAACATTGTTAGCAACTCAAATAGCATTAGAATATCTTTTTTATAGAGAGGTGGATAGAATAATAATAACAAGACCAACGGTATCGAATGAAGATTTAGGATTCTTGCCAGGAAATATAAAAGAAAAAATGGATCCTTGGTTAGCACCAATTCATGCAAACATGTTTATGTTATCTAATAAAGAAAAAATTGAAAAATTAATTGCTGAAGATAAAATAGAAATAGCACCCATTAGTTTCTTACGTGGTCGAACATTCGTAAATGCTTGTGTGATAGTGGATGAATCACAAAACGTGACTAAATCACAAATGGAAATGATACTATCTCGTTTGGGAATAAACTCCAAAATGATGTTAACAGGTGATATATCACAAATAGATTTGAAAAATAAAAAGGATTCTGGTCTGCCACATCTTTATGATATGCGTGATAAGATAAACGGTTTAGGCATATATGAATTAAAAACAAATCACCGTCATCCAATAGTTGATGATATATTAGAATATTTTGAAGAAAATAGAACGGAGAAGTAAATGGTAGATATACCAGTATGGCCAGGAAGTTCATCATTTAGTCCGGGAAGAACACCCTTTGGATTTTTTGATTTAGATCCTCAATTCCAAATAGATTCTGATAATGTAGCTGATTGGTGTGCTAAACGATTGGGTTATCCTTTGGTTGATATAGAACTACAAGCTGAAAACTTCTATGCTTGTTTTGAAGAAGCTACAGCTGAGTACTCAAACCAAGTCAATCAGTATAATATCCAACAGAATTTATTGAGCTTGATTGGAACACCAACCTCTAATAATTTAACACACAGAGTTGTCTCTCCAACATTACAGCCAATGATTGATATAGCAATGGAATATGGGGTGGATTCATTTGTAAACGCAAATGTACCTTACTACACGGCTTCCATTGATATTAGACCGGGACAACAAGTCTACAGCCTAAATAATCTAATCAGAGATGTTTTAGTACCTACGGGTTCAATAGAAATAAAAAGAGTACATCATTACTCTCCACCGGCTGCTATGCGATTTTACGATCCATATTTGGGTAATCAAGCTATGTTGGACACATTCGGATTCGGTGCGTATTCCACGGGTGTCTCATTTATGCTTATGCCAATGTATGCGGACTTACTAAGAGTACAGGCTATAGAATTTAATGATATGATGCGTAAATCAACTTTTTCATTTGAAATATTTAATAATGATTTGCGTATATTCCCAAATCCAACGAGGGAGTTCAAGGTTTGGATTGATTATGTGGTTAAAGAAGAACGTAGTAATCCACTGAAAACACCCGGTACTGGCTCAGTATCCGATATGTCAAATGCACCATATCAATTAATGCCATATCGTGGCATAAATTCAGTAGGTAAACAATGGATATACAAATATGCACTTGCATTGGCAAAACAATCATTGGGGTATGTGAGAAATAAATACACAAGTATACCAATACCGAATGGTGAAACAACATTGGGTGATTTATTAGCGGGGGCTGCTGAAGATAAAGCAGCACTTTTAGAAGAATTACGTGGTATGTTGGATTCAATGACTCGTACTAAACTTTTGGAAGCAAAAGCTTTGGAGGCGGAAAATTTGGAAAAAACGTTAAGCACTGTTCCGGCATTTATTTATATTGGATAATTGAGGAATACTAATGCCATTATTTCATGGACAAAGAGATGCTAATTTAGTTAATAAATTAAATTTGGAATTGGTTGTTGATATAATAGATACTGAAGTTGCGTTGTACAAACTTTCTTTGATAGATACAAAGACTAATATGTACAATGAATCGGATAAAAAGATATACCATAGTCCTATAAAGATAGCAGCTTTAATAGATAGACAAGTACAGACTTATGAAGGTACTGAGTTTGGCCAAGACTACACACAACAATGTAGTTTTGGATTTGTTCGTGAATATCTTAAAGGGTTTGATGTTTACGTTGAAGTTGGTGATGTAATAGAATTTAATGGTGAATGGTGGGAGATAGATGCGATAGAGGAGACTCAATATTTTGGTGGTAAGAATCCAGACTATGCTTTCTCAGGTGATAGATGGGGTTTGAATGTTTCTATAATAGCTAATTCACACTTGACAAGACGTTCAAGAATTAATATTGAAGAATTCAGACCAGCAATAATAAATGATCACAATGATATACCGAGCAACATATAATGAAAAATTCATCCAAATATAGATTACCTCCAATAAAACGTACTCGTGACAGCTTTATAGATGATTTCAATTCACAACAAAATCCAAGAATTGATTTAGGTAAAGCAAGACACACCCAAACACGCCGTGATAAAGACAAGGTACGTAGTTTAGGTATAACACTATATGATATTGATTTTGCTGTAAAGTCTTTTGTAGATCAACGCATGCAATTGCGTATAGAAGATAACGGCGAAATAATATCAGTTCCAATCATATATGCAAATTCCGAAAAATGGGCTTCCATACAAAAAGATGGTTTCCTAAAAGACAAGAAAGGTAAAACGATAGTGCCATTAATAACATTCAGAAAAGCGAGTGTTGTTATGGTGGATGAGATGCGTAGAAACAAAGTTGCAACGGTTGATCAAATACACTATGTAATGAAACAAGCTTATAGTAAAAATTATAAGTATGATAAATTTAGTGTTTTGAATGAACCGAGACAAAAACCATATGAATATTACTTAACACCAGCACCAGATTATGTTGATGTTACGTATGAGTTTATTTTATGGTGCGAATACCAAATGCAATTGAACTACATAATAGAACAATTTATCTACTATACAGGACAATCATTTGGTGATAGGAATTTCTTTAAGTTCCCAACACACTTGGAAAACATATCAGTTGAGGACAGTAACACTTCAGGACAAGACCGTTTAGTTAGGGCTTCATTTCAAATGAAGGTTCATGGGTATCTATTACCCAAAGATATTGGGGGAATGACAACAACTAAACGAGTTGTTACGCCAAATAAGCTTCAATTTGTTTCCGAAACATTCACAGACATCAATACAATACTATTCCGTGAGAATCAAAACGATGGATTTAGGTCTTTAAATACTCCACTGGATAACGATTTAAGAGATTATGAGACGAGATTAGACTAATTTTTTTTGAATAAATATTAAAAATATCATATTCTACGAAAAATAGTTTATATTTATATGTGTATTTATTTACTTATATTTAATGAGGTTTTCTATGGCTGAGAATTTAGAGAAAGAAGTTTCACAAGAAGATATTGATAAAGTGAAACAGTTGCGTTCAAAGTATGCTCAAACAACTGCACAAATTGGTCAAGTTGAAATAGAGTTACATGTTATGAAGCGTCAAATTGAAGAATTGACACAAATCCGTGAGCAGTTATTTACTAACTACTCCACTTTACAAAATGAAGAACAAGATTTGGTTAAAAGTCTTAATGAAACATACGGTGACGGTGTATTAGATTTGGAAGCTAATAAATTCGTTGCATCGCAATCTTAATGTGTTGCTGATAAATCTGACTTAATTACATAATTTTCTGGAGAAAATAGTGGCTACTGAAAGAATAGTAAGTCCTGGAGTGTTCACCAATGAACGAGATTTGTCCTTTTTACCGCAAGGTATTGGGGCTATTGGTGCAGCTCTTGTAGGACCAACTTTGTTGGGACCGGCATTTGTCCCAACATTGGTTAATGGATATGCCGAATTTGAAAAGATGTTTGGTGGAACATATGAGCAATCATATCTGCCTTACACTGCTAAGAGCTATTTAACAAATGCTGGTTCAGCAACTGTAGTTAGAGTTCTTGGATCTGGTGGGTATTCTTTGAAACACCCAATTGCTATTGTTGCAAAATATGCAGATCCTGAAACAGAAGCTACAAGTTCACGTTTGGTATCATTCCTTCACCCAACATTTGTTGTAACTAGCAATGATGATGTTTCTTTATTTAATAAAACAGTATTGGTTAAAAACACAGACAGTTTTGTTTTAACTCTGTCTGGATCCTTTACAACAGATACATCTACATTTACAAATGCTCAGAATGAAAACGGTGTAGCTGTAAGTGCTTCTATCGATCCAGATAGCGATTCATTCATAGGTGATATTTACGGATATAACCCGTATGGAACACGTGCTGTTTACAACTATGCTTGCTTTACCAATGATTTAAGAGCGTTGATCGATTCATTAGGTTATGTTCCAGAAATTGAAATACAAAGTGGAACATCAGCATCAGAATGGGATTTCACAAATGATTATTCTGAAGCTTCAACCCCTTGGATAACATCACAAAAATTAGGTGGTTCAGCAAATGACCTATTCAGATTCCACACATTGTCTCACGGTGTACATAGTAACTATCAAATTAAAGTTGGTATTGCTAATATACGTGCAGCGGGAACAATTGCTGGTACAGAATACGGTGAATTCGATGTGATAATACGATATGTTGATCAGTCTAAATTACCACAAACACCGTTTACCTATCAGGATGAAGATATTCGTCCAAACATAGTAGAACAGTTTAGATGTAATTTGGATCCAAATTCTCCAAGATTCATTTCAAGAGTAATTGGTGACAGATTCGTTACAATCACAGGCGAAGGTAAAGTTGTTGTAAACGGTGATTATTCAAATAAATCAAGCTATGTTAGAGTTGAAGTAAGTGAAGCTGTTGCTAATGCAGCTGTACCTACATCATATATTCCGTTTGGATTCCGTGCATTGATGTCACCGATACCTGAAGGATTTGCTCAACCAGCAGCTTCTACATATGTAACTCAACAAAGAATAAACAACATCTATAATAGACGAGTTTATTTTGGATTTGACTATGATTTTGGTGAATCCGATAACTTCAACTATTTGCGTCCTTTGCCAGTTGCATCACGTCAAGTTGTTGCTAATAATGTAGATTTTTATTTGGGTGATCATAATCAAGATGCTGGTGCTAATTTCCCAACATCTGCAAACCCATATACAGGCAAAATTGATTTAACATCAAATACATCACCCGATACACGTAAGTTTATGGTGCCTTTCCAAGGTGGATTCGATGGTCACAAACCGAATTTGCAAAAGAAAGTTGGAACTAATATAACAGCGGGTAACACACAAGGATTTGATATTTCATCAACAAGTGCTGATGGATATATTTCTTACAAGAAGGCATTGGATACTATTTCAAATGCTGACGAGTTTGATATTAATATGATGGTAACGCCAGGTGTTCTACATTCTTTACATTCTCCAATTACAAACTATGCTAAGGAAATATGCGAAGAACGTGGTGACGCTTTCTATGTAATGGATTCTGTTGCTATTGATGACAACATCGCTACAGCAGTTTCAGTAGTTGAACCATTAGACACAAATTATGCAGCTACATACTACCCTTGGGTTAAGATATTAGATGTTGATAGAAATAAACCTGTATGGGTTCCACCTTCAGTGGTTCTCCCTGGTGTTATTGCTTTCAATGATAGAGTTGCAGCTGAATGGTTTGCTCCTGCTGGTTTAAATAGAGGCGGTTTAACTGAGGTTATCGAAGTTAAATCACGTTTGACACAAGGTGAGCGTGACGTACTATATGAAGGTAGAATTAATCCAATCGCAACATTCCCAGCAACGGGTGTTTGTGTTTGGGGACAAAAAACACTTCAAGGTCGTCCTTCTGCTCTTGACCGCATCAATGTTCGTAGACTCTTGATAGCCGCTAAGAAGTTTATTGCATCTTCTACAAGATACCTTGTATTTGAACAAAATACTTCTCAAACCCGTGCAAGATTCTTGAATATTGTAAATCCATATCTCGAATCAATTCAACAACGTCAAGGTTTATTCTCATTCCGTGTTATCATGGATGAAAGTAATAACACACCTGACATAATTGACCGTAACATTCTTTATGGACAATTGTTCTTACAACCAACACGAACTGCTGAATTCATTATATTGGACTTTAATATTCAATCAACAGGTGCTGCTTTCCCAGGAGCTTAATACAAATAACGGGGTGAGTTAATTCTCACCCCAATATTTTTAACATTTACTATATTTATGCTAAAGCATATTTTAATTTCGGAGACATAAATGGCTGAATTACTTAATTCTAATGAGATATTTTTTACCCCATTTGAGCCAAAACTCCAAAACCGATTTATTATGTACATTGAGGGCGTTCCTTCTTGGTTAGTTAAGGGTGCGGGAAGACCAAACATTAACTTTAATCCAATCAAGTTAGATCACATCAACGTATATCGTAAAGTTAAAGGTAAAGGGGAATGGCAGGATCTAACCATTAAACTATACGATCCTGTAGTGCCTTCGGGTGCTCAAGCGGTAATGGAATGGGTACGTCTTTCACACGAATCTGTGACGGGACGTGATGGTTATTCCGATTTCTACAAAAAGGATATTACATTCTTTACACTTGGTCCTGTAGGTGATAAAGTTGAAGAATGGACATTGAAGGGTGCATTTATTATTGCAACCACTTTTGGTGAAATGGATTGGGCAAATGATGCTTTCGTTGAGATTTCTCTCACATTAGCATACGATTATGCGATACTCCAATACTAATTCTACAATTTATTTGTAAATTTTTATTGAAAAAAACTATTTTCGAGAAATTACCCTATATTTATACATGAAAGTGTTTATGAATATAGGGTTTTTTATTTTGTTATGGAATCTACAATAAGAACAATACTCGTTACCGGGGGTTGTGGTTTTATAGGAAGTAATTTTATACATAAATTGCTTAAAAGAGAAAACAACAATATCCAAATAATCAATTTAGACGCATTAACATACGCTGCAAAAGAAGAAAATCTACAAGAATTTATTGGTGATAAATTTTATAAATTTTATCACGGTAGAATTGAGGATGAAGAATTTGTGGAAAAGATATGTAAAGCACATGATGTCGAAGGAATAATCAACTTTGCAGCCGAATCACATGTAGACCGATCAATAGAAGATTTTAAACCGTTCTTGATAACAAACGTTACAGGAACACTATCCTTACTGAATGTTGCTAAAAAACTTAAACTAAAAAAGTTTGTTCAGGTGTCTACCGATGAAGTATATGGTTCATTAGAACTAAACTCAAACGATAAGTTTACAGAAAATTCACAAATCTTACCAAATTCACCATACTCAGCTGCAAAGGCAGCTGCCGATGGGTTTGTTAGGTCTTTTTATCACACATACGGTGTACCAACAGTTATTACACGTTGTTCAAACAACTACGGTCCACGTCAATTTCCAGAGAAATTAATACCACTTATGATATTAAATGCACTTGACGATGCAAAATTGCCAGTATATGGTGATGGTTTGAATGTTAGGGATTGGATTCATGTTGACGATCACTGTCATGCTGTTTGGTTAGCATACGAGCGTGGTGTAAATGGTGAAGTTTATAATATTGGATCAAATAATGAGATTGATAATATAACAATAGTTAAAAAATTACTAATGATATTGGACAAATCCGATAACTTAATAGAATATGTCGATGATAGATTAGGGCATGACCGAAGATATGCGATAGATTCAAGTAAAGCTGAGAGTGAATTGGGTTGGAGACCGAAAATATCCTTTGAAAACGGTCTTAGATCAACAGTTGAATGGTATTTAGCGAACAAAAATTAGTAATTTTTTGCAAAATACATAATTATATTAGATAAATGTTTTAATTTTAACCCATAGGAATTAAGTTATGTCAAAAGTACCAAATGCTTACAACATTCCCGAAACTTTGAATGCCGAAATGAGTGATGCCGAAATAAAAGAGCGATTACTGTCGGAATTTAAACAAACGGAAGTAAAAAAGAGTAATTTCCCAACAGAAGTTGTGCCACTACCATCACGTGGACTATTATACCCCGAAGGACATCCTTTAGCAGATGGTTTCATTGAAATGAAATACATGACTGCTAAAGAAGAAGATATTTTAACATCCCAAAATCTAATCAAGCAGGGTGTTGTGTTAGATAAATTGTTTGAGTCTTTGATTGTTACACCCGTTAATTACAATGATATTTATAGCGGTGATAAGAACGCTATAATGGTTGCAGCTCGTCTATTAGGATATGGTAATGACTATACCGTTGAATTGGAAGATCCATTTTCTCCAGGAACTAAACAAAAAGTAACAATAGATTTATCTCAAATCGAGCACAAGGAGGTCGATTACAGCTTATTTGAGAACAGAAAGAACGAATTTGACTTTGAACTTCCAAATTCAAAACGAGTAGTAACATTTAGACTTATGACTCATGCTTTAGAAAAACAAATAGAAACTGAAATTAAAGCGAGTAATAAGACTATAATAAAAACAGGTATTGATAGGGAATTAACAACAAGACTCAAACATATTATTATTGGCATTGATGGTGAAACAGGTCGTGCTGTTGTAAATAATTTCGTTGATAATGAATTATTTGCTGTAGATTCAAGAGCACTCCGCACATACATCAAAACAATATCTCCAGACTTAGATATGACATTCACATTCATATCAGAAGCCACTGGTGACGTAAAGGAGTTGGACATCCCGATGGATGTCTCCTTTTTTTGGCCTAACTCCTGAGTATAAATTAGGTCTTCATAGAGAATTATTCTCACTGTGTTATTATTCTGAAGGTGCTTTTACTTGGAGTGAAACATATTCAATGCCAATTCATCTACGTAGATTCTACATAAAAGAAACGAGTGAGGCAATTGAAAGACAGAATAAACAGTATGAAGACGCATCGAAAGGTAATTCATCATCAGCTGTACATCAACCAAATGTGCAAAATGTTGGATCATTATACTCAAAATAAAGCGATAAATTTCATGTCCACATATTTATTATATGTGGACTTTTTTATTCTATTCTAACTTTTCGGTGTAATTTTAATGGCAAAAAAGAAAAATACAGGTAGACCAGCCCCAAAACCCACCCAACAAAAACAAAGTGGTTCTAATGAAAATGCTGAAAACGGTGACAGACAAAGTAAATTGTTAGACCTATTAAAACGCAGAAAAGAATTAGAAACTGAAATACTTGCATTAAAAAAACAGATATTTACTGAAGATAAAAATGATGCTGAACAGATTGATAAGATTAATCGGTTTGAGGGAAAACGCGTTAAACTTACTAAAGAATATTTTGATTTATTAGAGAAGATAGCAAAGATACGAAAAGATGAACGTGAAGAACTTGTTAAGATAGAAAAATTAGAGATAGATAAACAAAAACGTCAAAAGGAAGAAGAAAAAAGAATAAAAAGTATTCAAGAACACCATGAAGAAATCGGAGACTTACAAGAAAGGGCTCAAGTATTAATGCGTTCATTGAGTGAAGAAGCTCAAAAACAGGCAACGAGTTTAGGATTGACTGCTTCAAATGCAAAAACATTAGCGGAAGAAATAAAAGATGCAAACATACAAATAACAGATTCAGCTCAAATAAATAAATCATTTGAAAAATCAATGACATCTGTTATGAACATCGCAAAAGAGATGGATGCTTTGGAAGGACGTATCGCTGAAAACATGCAAAATTCTGTTGATGGTCAATCTAAATCGTTAGACTTGTATGAAACAGAAAGAAATCTTAAAATGGCAATGGCTCAATTAGATTTGAATGCTAATAAATTGGGCGTTGAACGCTACATGGCATTAAAGAAAACAACTGATTCATTTGAAGGACAGTTTAAACGAATAACAAAAGTTAATAATGCATTAAAAGATCAATCAAAAATTGTTGCTAAAAATAAAAAAGATACTGCTTCTGCCTCAAGTCCATCGGATGTTAAATCTATGGAAAGTAATGCTGATAAAATGGGCACATCAATGGGTGATAGATTCAATAGGGCAATGGAACGAGGTGCGAGTAAAGTTGGTGGTTGGGTAGATACCATTGCAAATAAAATACGTGGTGCAATGGAGTGGGCGGTTGATAAAATAAAGAACGGAATAAAAACAGTATTCTCAGCGGTATGGGATTTTGTCAGTAAAATATTTTCTATTTTTTACGATTCTGTTATGGATTTGGATAAAAGGGCAGCTGAAACAAGTAGGATTTTTGGTGTTAATAGAAAAATGGCATTTGATATGGAAAAGTCATTTGCAAAAATGGCATTATCAGCAAACATCATAGGACAAAATTCAGAACAATATAGGGAAACAACTTCATTTTTAGCAGATACATATGGACTTGGTGTTGAGACACTAATGGGTGGTGATGCACAAATTGGTATAATAAAAAATATGACAACCTTACGGGAACAGTTTCAATTAACAAATGACGAAGCTAAAAACTTATTTGAGTTTAGTGTGTTAACCGGGACAAGTATGGACAAGTTAGCACAGGTTACTGACAAGATGAGTGGTGGTATAATGCAAACTCAACAGGCATTAAAAGCCATGGCAAATGTTCCCAAGATAATGCAATTAAATATAAAGACCGGTTTAGCGGGATTAGCTGCCTTTGCAGCTAAAGCAAAATTAATGGGGGTTGATTTTGGTAAGATACAACAAATGCAAGATTCTATGTTGGATATTGAATCTTCATTGGGAAAACAATTTGAATCCACCGCGATAACGGGCATTCATATAGGTGACATGGACAAAATAAGAGCGGCTGCTCTTTATGGTGAAACCGATAAGATGTTTGATCTTATTATGAAAAATATTGGAACGGTAGATCAATTTAAGGGTCTTCGTGGTGGTGTTATCGGTCAAAAGGCATTTGCTGGACAGTTTGAAATGTCACGGGAAGAAATGATTGAAATGTTAACACGTGGTGAAATGCTTAAAAAATTAGGATTGTCCTTTGAAAAGGCTGCAAGACTCCAAGCTAAAAATGAAAAAGAACTACGTGCTATAGCTGAACAAGAAAGGAAAGCTGGTAATATTAACCGTGCAAACTTCATAGACAATATTGCAAATGAAAAAAAACACGCTGAGATTATGACGAAAATAAATGATAAAATAGAAAAAATGAAAATGCAGTTTGCACCAGCGGCTAGTAGAATATTGGATCTTATACATAAGATATTGGATAGATTATTGAATAGCCCAATATTCGATAAAATAATGCAGTTTATGAATAATGCTGTTGAGAAATTCGTAAAGAATTTAGATGATTTTCTATCTGGTAAAATATCGTTTAAGGATCTATTTTCAGGGGTAGATTTCGGTTTGGGTGCGTTATTTAAAGAAATATTCAATGATCCTGCAATAAAAGAGTTTGCAAATTCTTTAGGTTTGGATAAAATAAATATATCGTTAAAAGGATTAAAAGAGACATTAGCTGGAATAGAAGAAAAGTTAGGAGTAGTAACTTGGCTATTTGATAATTGGGGAAAAGTTTTGGGCGTAGTTTCTGCCTTGATACTAACCAAATTTATAGGTATGGGTGGATTATTTAAAATGGCAGTCGGTGCTGGTGTTTTAGCTGGTGCAATGTATTTTCTAACTGATTCTTTTGAAAGATTAGCAAAAGTAAATGCTGACAATCTTAAAAATGTGGGAATAATAATGGGTGTTATGCTAGGTGGGTTAGTAGGATTAGGTGCGTTAACAGGTCAATTCCCACAAATTATTCTTGGCATAGTCATTATAGTAGCTTCGTTTAGACTATTGGTTGGTGCTATGCTTGCATTGGCAGAAGTTGCTGATAAATTAAAACCTGTATTTGACTTCTTATTAGAACTTGGTAAACTTATATTACAACATTTTAAACAGATGCAAGATTTAGTATACAATTTAGTTAAACTACTTGCAGACTTTCTAATAGAAGCCGTAAAACAAGTTGGTATTTTAGTAGTAAACGTTTTAACTGCTATCGGTGACAATATGGTAAAAATAATAAGCAAAATACAACAAGCAGCTGAAACATTAATACCAATATTCAGAGATGCTATTGTAGCTCTATTAAATTCGGTTGGGCAAGCTTTCAAAGTTGTTTTTGATTCCATATTTGGTGGTATAACTGCTGTAATAGAAAAGGCTTTAACAAAAGTAAATGAAGTTATTTATGTAATAAAAGATTCAATAGTAGCTGTAATAGAGTCCGTAAAGTCTGCTATAGACACATTAGCGGGTGCATTTATTCGTGTGTTGGATAAAGTAATAGAGTTAGTAAAATCAAATCCAGGTAATATAGTAAAGATTGCAGAGGCAATGGCGAGTATAGCTTGGAGTTTAGGAAAAATGTCATCGGGTATCTTCGGCAGTTCAGGTTCTAAGTTTGCTGAGTTTATGGAAATAGTGCATGTTGCAGACCCAGGAAGAATACAAGCGGTTGCAAATAGTATAAGAATGTTGACACAAGCTATTCGTGAGTTGAATGGTGCAATGGGTAACTTCAATACTAATAAATTAAACATGGTTGTTAGTAAAACACAAAACACAACACCAATACGACCGGGTGGAACAAGTATATGGGGTGATTTTAAGTCAGGAATATCGAATCTTTGGAACAGTGCAACATCATTTTTATCAGGTGGTTCACAACAGAAGTCTACAAAAATGACATCACCACAAAGAAGTTTTTCTGTTGCTTCAAGTCCTGGACAAGCACAACAGCAACAATATACGCAGACGCAAACCACAAACCCATCAACAAAAGAGATGGAAAAGAAGTTGGATACTATAATAAAAATATTGTCAAGTCAATCAACACAAACCGCTCAAATTAGATTCGGTGAAAAGTTTGTGGAAGAAGTTAAAGTACAATTGGGTAGAATTAGTGATGTTGATGGTAATATTGACTCTGCACGTGGTAGATTCATAAAATAATAAACACACACATATTTATATGAAATAATAGGAAAGTGTATGTCATTGTTAGACTTAAAATCAGATTTATCAAAATACCGTTGGAAAGGTCCAGGTGCCCCCGTAGATCCAAGCTCGAAAACACCTAGGGCAACGAGTTATGGCGATAACTTTGGTTCGTTTCAACCAATATCCAATACGTTTATAAAATCGGGTAATTTACCAAAAGTCGTTCAACCAAAGGAAGTTGATTTGATTGGGAAGTTAGATGACACCCGTTTGGATAATATAGTTACTGATATGCGTGAATCACAATTGGTTCAACGTTTAGAAAATACAAGATTGGATGATATACAAAAACCACAAAATAGAAATATTCTTATTAATGCTGTTTCATCATTATCACCACAGGCAAAAGACGATGTTACAAACCAATTCAATAGAATAACAACGGAAGATGTTACATCCGAATTAGCAAAAATAAATCAAGATATATCTCAGACAAACATAACAAAATCAGATGTTGTGGTTTTGAAATCAACAACCGCTGGTGAAAACAACACAAGGTCTAATGTTGATATAATAAAGAGTGACAATCAACGTGGTAATGTACGTGATCCAAACGTTGTAATAAATAGGACACCATTATTCATAAATAGAGAAGCACAGTCTGCTGTAATAATAAAAGATTTAAGAACAACAACAGACAATATAACAGATCCTGGAACACCTGTAAACAAAGTTGTTCAAACGGTAGATAGACAAAATCAATCGCCATCAATAAACACCTACAATGATTTAAATGGTTCTATTGTTAATTTAGAGACAAATAATTTAGTAGATGATACACAATTTGATATTGTTGGTACACCATCAAGATACAACACAGATTCCAAATTAGTATTGAAACAACGTGCAACTATTGACACAACACGATACGATCAGGTATCCGATATATTGGGTGCGCCAAGTAATCTAAACTTGGATGACGTTAGCGAAACAAACCCAAGTGGAAGACATAACACAGATAGAAACACGGAACTGTCAAATAAAAATGGCCAAGAAATAGACTTCTTTCCCAACACAAATGCAGAAGGGTTCACTAACAAAGTCCAATCGGGTGTAACCGAATACGATTTGGATTCTTCGGTTTTAGGATTTGACGGTGTAACTGAAGCAAATTACTTTGATATAACAAATAGATTTACAACTGAAGGATTCCACGCATTTGCACAGACACGTGAAGACACGAAATTTAAAGATGGTGCTTCTGAGTTTGATTGGGATAAAAATGTACCACTATCGGATTACTTTGATACAAATAGAACCTATACAAGAAGTGGATTTCATTCGTTTGCACAAACAGGTGAGGCCACCAAGTATAAAGTAGAGTCGAGTATTTTCGATTGGGATGGTGTTAGAACACAGTCACCATCGGTAAATTATTTTGACCTAACCAATAGATATACAACAGATGGATTTCACAACTTTGCAGTAGAGTATGATACAAAATACATAGTTGGTTCTTCTAGATTTGATTGGGACGGTTTACGTGGTAGTGCTCCATCTACAAATTATTTCGATGTTGCTAACATAAGTACATTTAGAGGATTTCACAATTTTGCAATAACTAAAGAACCAACATCATATCAAACAAGACTGTTAGGAAGTTCTTTAGTATTAACAGACAACGCTTCTTTATTGGATTGGGATGGATTAACAGTTCCAACCGTTAACTTTTTTGATTTAACAAATAGAAGCACATTTCGTGGATTTCATGCTTTTGCAACAACAAGAGAAGCTACTTCGTATCAAACATCACTGATTGGTAGTTCTTTAGTTCTCACCAATAACGCCTCATTCTTGGATTGGGATGGGACTGTGAATAATGTACCCACTGTTAATTTCTTTGACCAAAATAATCTTAGAACATTTCGTGGTTTCCATTCATTTGCAACAACATTAGAACCAACTTCATATCAAAATGTTAGAGTTGGAACCGCGTTTACACTTAGAACAAATGCTACGGTATTTGATTGGAATGGTGTACGTGTAAATGCTCCTGCTGTAAACTTCTTTGATCAAAATAATATTAGAACATTTAGAGGTTTTCATACCTTTGCACAAACTCTTGAACCAACTTCATATCAAACAAATGCAATTGGAACTACATTAGCATTAAGACCAAACGCAACTGTATTTGATTGGAACGGTATACGTGTAAATGCTCCTGCTGTAAATTTCTTTGATTTAACAAATCTACATACATTTAGAGGATTCCATACTTTCTCAACAACATTGGAACCAACTTCGTATATTCAGGGTGCATCATTTTTAGATTGGGATGGTCTAAGAGCCGCAGCTCCTGCCGTTGATTTCTTTCCATCTTATGCTGTTCCACGTGGATTCCACACATTTGCAAGAGAATATGATACGTCATATAGAAATATACAATTGGGTTTAACATCTGTATTAGATCCATTTGCTTCGTTTTTAGATTGGGATAGTCCGTTTTTAATAAATACACCACAACAACCAGGTGCTCCTGCTGTTAACTTCTTTGATTTAACTAATAGAAGTACAACTCGTGGTTTTCATCTATTTGCACAAACAGGTGAACCAACGTCATATAGAATACAAAGATTGGGACAAGGTGGATTTGGTTTAGATCCAAATGCTTCATTTTTAGATTGGACTGGTGGTAGACAAAACGCACCAACTGTAAATTATTTTGCTAATTGGCCTGCTGGACCAACAACGAGAGGGTTCCATGCTTTTGCTCAGCAAGCTGAACCTACATCTTTTGCAACTGTTCAATCGGGAAATGTAATAGCACTGAGAGCAAATACATCAAGATTTGATTGGAACGGTTCAAGTACATTTGCTCCAGCCGTTGATTTCTTTCCATCGTATGCTGTTCCACGTGGATTCCATACCTTTGCAAGAACATTTGACACATCGTATAGAACTACACAAGTTGGACTGACATCAGTATTAGATCCATTTGCTTCAGCATTTGATTGGGATAGCCCATTCTTAGTAAATACAGCACAACAACCAGGTGCTCCTGCGGTTAACTTCTTTGATTTAGCAAACAGAAGTACAACTCGTGGATTCCATACATTTTCGCAAACAGGTGAACCAACATCATACCAAACAAGAAGATTGCAGGGTGGTGGATTTGGATTGACAGATAATGCTTCTTTCTTGGATTGGAATGGTGGAAGACAGAACGCTCCAACCGTTAACTTCTTCGATCCAAATAATATAAACACATTAGCGGGATTCCATTCGTTTGCAACAACACGTCAAAATACACGGTATAATACTGGAACAATAGGTAACAACCTCTTAGCACCAGGTGCAACTACATTTGATTGGAACGGTTTGCGTAATAATGCTCCTGCTGTTAATTTCTTTGATTTAAACAATGTAAGCACCACACGTGGATTCCACACATTTGCTGACTTGAGTGGTGGAACAACCGCTTATAGATTGGCAGTAGGATTTAATCCAGTTTTGGGTGGTTCTGTAAACTTTTTAGCACCAGGTGCTACTAATTTTGATTGGGACGGTTTAGATCCATATTCAATTAGAACAACTAATTTCTTTGGATTCACAAACACAACAAGATTTGGATTCATGGTGAACATGTCTCAATTCGATGGAACAGCCTATCCAATAATAAATCCAAGATTTAATGCTAATATACTTCGTATTCAAGGTGTAGGACAACGAGCTCAAAGATTTGGTTTGACAACATTTAGACAATTATTACAACCACTTCAAACAAGTAACTTAGAACAATTTGCACCCGCTACATTTGGTGGAAAAACTATATCCGGATTTAGGTCAACATTAGACATCCAAACACCGGCGGTAATACTACAAAAATTTAACTTGAATGTAGCAACTAATCGTGTTAGAATAAACCCAACTGCTCCTGGATTTACAAAGAGATATACTTCAGGTGGGGGTGTTGATATAAGACCATCAACCGTTGACGGAACAATTGAAAGTTGGGCTAATAGTAACTCATTACCACTACAAGTACCGTTTTCTGGAAATCAGTCAGATACATTAATAGAAAGACTACAAAAGAAATATAGATTAAGAGATGAGGCATATAATACCGATATATTTGGATTAAGACAACCATTTGTAGATGATTCATTACATGGACCTGAATCGGTTTCTATGTTCCCGTTTGATGATGGTTTGGTTCGTGGTGGTATAGTAAACAACACAATAAGTGCTTTATTAGATTCAGTACGAATCGGTAAGTTTCTATTGTCGGGTAGAGGTATACTTTTCAACATAAAACAATCAGGCCTTCAGGCTATGAATCCTAATGTTGATAAACCAACTGCTAATAATCCAATTGATAGTTTTTTAAATCTACCAAGCATAATATCAACGAAGGCACCAAGTCAATTTTACAATCCACTTTCAATACCTAGAAATGTTTTAGAAGTCGGTCCTTTGGGTAATAGATACGCTCGTCATGGTATAATGATGGATGGTGTGTTCGGTAGATATGAACGTGTTGCTATAGACAGAGCTTTGAATTCAGATAAGTACAGTTACTTTGATGAATTTTCAGATTCAGCTGATAATAACTATAATAGATTAATTGGTTTGGTTAAAGAGTTATTGCCAAATTCATACGATCCAATAAGACAGAACACATTACCAAAACAAAATACTCAGTTAGAAATAAATAGAATATCATCGTCACACGGTGGGCCTGGATCTTTATTAGGATTTTTTGGTACAACAATTAATAGAGCAACTCATCCATTTAAGATTGTAAATTCAACCAATTATATTCCAGAGCAAGTAAATGTAACTTTAGGATTAGACCGCGAAGTATTTTTCTCAGCGAGATATGACAGTGGAAACCGTCAGACTGATACATATTCTGAAATGTTATTACGTCAAATTGAAAAATATGACGGTGATATGCATGGTTTAATTTTAGATGCAGCTATGCTTTCTATAACACAAGTAGCTCCATCACCACGGAATGCAAGCACCACAGCCGATAGTCAACTCTATACACCATCATTTTCTGACAGTAGAAAAAATAAAATAAATTCTGCGGATTCAAAAATACAGTTAATAACAAGACAACGTATTGGTGCATCTAAAGTTTTTGATTTTAAAAAACCAACTACAACGGAGAGATTTAAAGCTATAAACGGTGGTTACATACCATACCGAGATAAAAATGAAAGTATATTTGACGAAATATTCTTTGTAGGGTCCAAAAATAAAAAAACATATTACGATAGACTATTCGGTGAAACAGATGGTGAATCAACAAAATACGGAAATGCGTATGGTGTTATGTTAGGTTCAACCGTTGGGATTGTATCATCAGGACTGCTGCCAAAATTTGTAGATGGAAGACAGATAATAGACAAAACAGAATTTAAAGTACCATTAAACAAATACGATAAACGTAGAATCGAAGAATTAGATGTCTTTGGTTTTAAACAAATACCAATAAAGGAAAGAGGACGCCGTGTTATAAGTGAGAACATAACACCAAGAAAAGATTTGTTGGAGTTAGCTTCTGAAACCTTTTTCACCTCAAATTTAATAAGAAGTGATGTAAATTTAATATCAAGATTCTCATATGGCGATTATTTGTTGGGTAGATTGCCTGACGGAGAAACTCAACAAGTTGTACTAAACCCACAGGATCAAAATGAATTTTCTTTAGGTATATTAGGTTCATTAACGTTGAATCAAAAATTAGAGGGTATACATAGAAAATTTGAAGGTGATGTTGTAATAGAAGCTGAATACAATAAGATACCTATAAACGATAAAACAAAAACTCTTATTGAAAAATTAAAACCCTTTGAATTTATACCTCCAACAGTTAACAGTAGATATAAAGCTGTAACAAGTGAAAATGCTTACCGAGAAGGTGAAAATCTTTATAGTGAGATGTATTTTGGAAGTGCAAAATCAAAATACGATGTATTGGTTGGTAAAACAGTAGACAAACTAAGTTATGGTGCAAAATTAAAAGACGATTGGGCTACTAAAAATTCAAGAGTATATGGGTTAGTGTTAGCAGCTGCTACTTTAAATTTAAGAAAAACAGCGTCTTCACCAAGAAATGCGTCTACAATAATAGTTGGTGGTCCAACTTGGGATTCTTATGTAAATGGTAATTTCGATGGGACAGCTGCAAATGAAGCATATCCACTCAGTGAAGTAGCAATTAACAGTGAAACTGTACAAACACTAAAAGCATTAAAAACATTTGATTTTAAATACCCAAATCCATATGAAAGGTTCAGTGCTTTAAGTGCTTTGGGTGAAAATTTTAGAGAGGGTAACAGATCTTTATCAAATGGACCTGATATTGATGAATCTGCTAAAAATGTAAATCCATTATTAAAGTACAAAACAACACGATATAGTCAATTAGGTGAGACACGGAGTTCAAATGCTTGGTGGAGTGCTTCTCAACCAACTGACTTTAGAGATAAGATAATAGATGGTACTGAGTATTTTTCAACCGATCCAAGAGTTGTAAATTATAAAAAATATGGAGTGGAATTAAGAGGCGATGGTACTGGATTCGGTGACCCAGGTCTTCCTGGATATAGAAAGAATTTACCGTACATTAGCAATATACATTATACTTCGGGTCTTTCACGTGCAGCTGCGGACTCATTTGCGAGTGGCAGTAAACAAAATAATCAGCCTGCTAATAGAAAATATGGTGCATATCCAAATACTAAACCCGAAATACTTAAACGAGAACAGGCTGAAAGAGAGAATGGTAATCCAACAGCAACTTTCTTCAGAGGCGATAGAATAAACATAATAGATTGGAAGCGGTCTGAACAGAATATAAATGTTAATAATGTTTACGAAAAAACTTCACCGTATGGAAATCAAATGTTAGGTTCACAAGACCTAATACAGTTTTACTTCTCAGGTGTAGATTTGATTGCTTCTGAAAATAAGCCAACTGAAGCTATAGTATTTCGTGCTTACATCGATACTATTTTGGATAACCACAAACCAACGTGGACTCCAATTAAATATATTGGTAGAGCCGATCCTGTTTATTCTTATGACAGTTACGAAAGAGAAATATCATTTGGATTCACAGTACATACAGGAACTCGTGACGAATTAAAAGCAACATGGCGTAAATTAAACATGCTTGCTTCATGGACTACACCTGACTATGTAGATCCAGGATTTATGAAGGCACCTATATGTAGATTAAACATCGGTAATCTTTATCGTAAATTCCCAGGATTTATAAGTTCACTGACGTATACTTTTGATAATACAATGACTACGTGGGAAACTGCAAAATTAGCTGAAGATTTAAATATATCAGATCGTAATATAGGACCATTATCAAAACCAGGTGCTTTGGAATTGCCAAAAACTATTTTAGTTCAATGCACATTTGTGACATTTAACATATACAGACCACAGTGGGATTGTGTGTTCTATTCATTATTCGATGATACAACGGGTGGAACATCCGTTGAAACAGGTTTGGTTCCAAGGAGTGATGACCGTGTTAATTACTTCAGAACACATGATGATTTACCAGTTACACATCCTATGAACGCTTTATTGTGTGCGGTAATACCACCGCCACCACCTCCACCAGTTCCTAAAAAGAGAACAATAACAGCAGGTGGACCTGGAGGCGAAGCAACAACACCACCACCAACAACACCGCCACCAACAACGCCACCACCTACAACCGCTCCTCCTAATTTGCCGGAGAAGATTTGTATTTGCAAAATAGATTTTTGCTTTGATGAGGACCGTGAAATAACTCCCGAATCAAGACGAGCAGTAATTCAAGTTGCAAATTGGTTAAATGAATGTCCGAATATACGTGTCAATGTAAAGGCGTATTGTTCAAGAGAGGCTGATAACTTTGCTTATAATAAATTGTTATCTATGGCAAGAGCTGTAACGGTATGTAATTTGCTTATAGAAGAATGTGGAATAGCTTCTAATAGATTGGTTCCCGTTGGTATGGGATTTGGTGATTACAAAGAGGCATACAAACCAGAATCTAAAAATAGATGGGCAAAACAACAGAATAGACGAGTTATATTTGAGATAATAGAAGGAGCTGATTCTTGTAACTATAAACCAAGTTTTGACTGTAACCCAGAACTACCCGAATGCGATAAGTCAGAATACTGTTACAGAAAAGATGGTACTAAGTTTTGGAGAGTTGGTCCACATTACTTCACAGGTAATAGATTTATAGAGGAGGGTGGAAAGAGTGTCGGTGAAACATACACAGGATGGCCAAAGAGCACTGGCCCAATACGTCCTCCAGGATTAAGTATCGGGGCGTTCAACTCCAAAACTAAATTAGAATTACCGTTTGCAGCCGATTTAACAAAGAGACTTGCTTGGCATAAATCATATAGAATACAAAATCCAGACGAGACTCAAGGCGTTGCTCAACAAACATATAACGTTTGGTTCGATCCATTATTAGATGCTAAACAGCATTTTCAATTGGAAGGTACTTCTGAAAAACCTGTGATAACAATTTCGGGTGGTGATACACCAATAGATATTTGGCGTCGTAGATATAATAGAGATACCAACATAAAGAATACAAAAGGAAAACAAACACACGTCAACACTGGATTTTCGGGTAAAAAGAAAGGTGAAGATGGATTGGATAATGTGACATACATAATAAATCCAAATAAGTAATATTTTAATTATAGGTGATATTTATGGTAAAGAGATACCAAGATTCAAGATTATTGGAAAATATAAAGAAAATCGATTCACAGGGAAAAGAATACCACGTGAGACGTTTATCAACAATAATGTATCCCGAATTTCTAACTGATAATGATACTCAAATAATATCACAAGATGGTGATAGATTAGATCTTTTAGCAAAGGAATTTTACGGAGACGAAACTCTTTGGTATGTTATTGCAAGAGCAAATAATTTAGGAAAAGGCAGTATGTATGTTCCACCTGGCGAAATAATACGAATACCATATGAAGACGCTATGGGTATTTCAGAAATAATGACGGAGTTCAATAGGAGTAGATAAGTATGCCATACTATGAATCACCCGTAAATCGTTACATAAATCCGTTTTATTTAGAAGTATTTCCCGATATTAGAGTAGAAATGGAAAGTAGGGCTGGTGCCTACGCTTCAGAGGTACGCAGTACCAACACCAAAAGCATATCATGGCCTTATCAAAAGATGCCTTGGGCACACATAACTGCCTATTATTGGGAAAACAAACAAAGAAAGGAATTTAAAATTGGTTTTGAAGAAGATAAAATAGGCAATTTAAATTCAAATGAACGTGGTAAATTATCTTTGTATGGGGAACAACGTAATCAACCAAAATATCCATTAGTGACTGGAATAGATATTTCAAATCAAGGTTTACGTGGATCTTTGCTAAAGGGTAAATTCTCATTTGTATTTTTTCCCGAATTAACTTTGACGGGATTCGAGTTAGAAACCATGCAACGAATATTGTTTACTCCTGGAAATGAAGTGCAAATAGCATTTGGTTGGAGTGAATATGCGGAAATTCCCGAAGTCAATAGTTTAGAATTTAAGGGCATAATTTATGGATTTAATTGGTCATTCAATACCAACCTATCAATTTCAGCTGAAGTAGATATTGTTTCAGTAACCACTATTGCATTGGGGTTATCAGGTGATCAGACAGTAGTTGAAACCGATCAAACTGATATTGTTAAATTAAATGATCCATTTTCAACGGAAATAAAAGGATTGAATCTAATATCTGTTATAGATAAAGACTTATCAATACAAACACAAACTCTAAAACAGGGTGAAATATCATATTATCCACTTGATAAAACACCATCAAAGTTGATGGATTACTTTGCTATATGTTTGCCATCGAGTGAAGTTGAAGAATTAGAACAGATAGTTATTAACATAACAGGTTCCGATGGTGGTGGTGGAACAGAAACAACGCCTACAGATGATGGTGTGATTGAAGGCGCTCCAACTGAAGGTGGTATAGTTGACGCTATTAAAAACGCATTCGGGTTTGGTGAGGGTGAAGAAAAGAAAAAGGGAAATGGTTATGATTTAACAAAAGTAGATCCATTGGATTATGTGAATCAACACTTTTTTGTTCAAAATTCTAAGGAAGTTAACGAAGGAAAATTCACATATCATGTTACAAGTAGATATGGTCATTTTGCTAAACAGCATTTAAAAGATGATGATCCAAATAAAAAAGACGGAAATTATCCGGGTAAAAGTAATGATAATCAAACCTTTTCGATACCAGAAACAGACATCGGCAAATCGAGTATAATAATATTAAAAGTAAAACCAAATTTCAAAGATACAGTTAAAGCTGTGTTAAAAGAAATAGCTATATCAAACCCAACCGTTGGTCCAGGTGGTAGTGATGATTATGGAAATTGGTCTTACGATAACTCAGGAACATTTAGAGTTTTAGATGTACAAAGAAATATTGCAGACTTTAAAGATAGTAATTATACAACTGGTGATGTACTGTACAAGGCTGGGTTTCAACCACGTTTAAGGACGGCTGGTGCAGTGTCTACACTTGGGTTAAGTGCATTTGTTAAAAGACTTAGTGACTATCAAGAAGATGGTGAACAGGAATATTACATAAAAATAGCTTATATGCCAAAACGCTATACCAAAAGCGAAAAGGCAAGAATAGCATTTTATTTTGAATTTTATAATCAATCTAACAACTTATTTCAAGGTGAATGGGTAACTATCCATTTAGAAGGGAAAACGAAGTCAATAGAAAGGTCTGATACGGTTGATTTTGGTAAACAAAAAATAAAAACAAATAGCAACCCAAGACCAATACAAATAAAAGTTGGCAAAGATAATGATAAACTTTTTTCAAGAATAGCACCTAAAGATGGATATTATATCGATGGTAAAAATGCTTCTGCTTTTAGTATTGTAAAATTTGAAAACAATACTATATCTAAAAATAAAGAAACGGAAGATACATTTTTTATACAGTTTTCTCCAAAAACTGAGGGGGATAAAGAAGCTGTTTTACGTATAAGAGTTGAAAATTTTAACACCAAAGGTCAATTTCAAACAACAACTTTCATGGAAAAGCGATTAGTTGGTAGAGCGGTTAAAACGGATGCTGAAGTGGATTCATTTGAAGGTGGTATAAAAAAAGAAACAGATGCAACAGTTGATCCAAATGCAACAAATAATACACCGATAGAAACAGCAACACCTGATGGAACAACGCCTGATGGAACAACACCAGATGGGACAGCACCTAATGGGGCAACACCCGATGGAACAACCGAACCAATTGTTGTTCGTGATAAGATTTTTTGGTATGTTAGATTGGGTTCATTAGTAAACTTTGCAAATATATTAGTATCAAGGTTTGAAGAAGACAATGTGGATAAAGATCTATTTTATAGTCTATTTACAATGCAGGCTTTCAATAATGAAACACAATACAACCCATTAGTTAAATCTGCAAATCCTATAGATGTATTTTTCCCAGATAAAAATATGGGTGCATACGGCAGTATAGTACCATTCAATTCAGAAGGAACAAACCTTGTCGGTGAAAATCAAGATAATAACCAATTTTTACGTCATTTCGGTAGATGGAATTCCGAAAAGAACATTAGAGAAACAAGAGTGGAATCCGATGTTATTAACCTTGGAAACATTTTAATCGGTGTTGATGTTATAAAAAGAATATACGGTACTTTTATTGATGATGGTGGAAAAAATATATCATTCAAAAACATAACAAAATTTTTCGATGAAATATTAGGTTTGGTGAGTGCTGCTACAGGTGACATATATGAATTGACAGCTATACTTTTTGACGAACCCGAATCACTTGTAAAATCAAAATTTGGTTACGGCTTTTCAGAAAAAAGACAAAGGGCTATATTATCAATAGAAGATACCAATTTGGCAAAAAAGGTAACACAATTAAACGGAGTTGATACTGTAGAACCGTTTTGGTTTGACGCAACCGTTATACGCCCGTTATTACGTAATGTGACTGTTGTTTCAAGACCATCAAAAGAGATGGCATCCGCTGCTTACATAGCAGCAAGAGGTGGTACTGCGTTAATAAGTGGTCAAGGTGACGGTGCTGGAATCGTTAACTTGGACAACCAACTTAATTTGGGTGGGTATACTAACATAAAAGAATATAGAGACGAATATAAAAAGACATTAGAAGAAATGCAGACTGCTGAAAGGACATTAGCAAGTTCAGGATGGAACTCAGCGTGGTCAGAAACATATAGGGGATCACTCATAAAATACAAAAGATTGGCTTCAGGACTTCCACCCGATGAAGTTACCGATGCACATTGGTTGAATAAAGCTATCTACCCTATAGAATTTAGTGCAACAATAGATGGTATAAATGGTTTTAAATTCGGTGATGTTCTCAAAACATCACTTATACCCAAACACTACAATGAAGCATGGGATATAACGTTTACAGTAACTAAAATAACACATAAAGTAACTCCTAGCACTTGGGAAACAACATTACAAACAGCTGCTAGATTAAGTCAATATGCACCTGGTTATGGAGATGAATCAAAATGACAGGTAGAAAACGAACATATTATAGTCAAGAACAAATACAAAAGAATCTTTTTACAAAGGGTAAGCAATGGATGACGCTTGATGATTGGAAAGAATACGTTGGGTTTTATCACAAATATTCTACTGGAGAAGTATTTACTGAAAGAGATTGGATTCCTAATGTATCTATGAAATTGGTGCCTTATAGAGACCGTTCTGAAAGTTATTTCAAATATGCTGACTTGAAGGAATACAAAAATATAAGTGGCAACAAAATGAAAATAATAGGCAATTCTATTACAGAAATGGGAAATTTTAGAACACCCGTCCCTAGTAAAAAGCCACCAACTCGTGATGATTTTGCAAGAGGAAAAATGCAAAGATATTTTATCTATAAAAGAAATGAAATAAATAGAGTGTTTTTTGAAATTGACTCAACACAAGCTTCCAATTATGAATCAAAAAGATACGGTATAAATCAAACACTTTATGGGTTTGAAACTATAACTTGGAAATTGACCGGTCCTGAGTTCGATGAATATTATAAAGGTATATTATACACACCGGGTGTGGTTGATACCAATTCTAGAATTATCTTGAAAATGTCAAATAAATTTCCTATATTTGAAAGGATTCTAACCGATCCAAAAGAGTACACGGTATATGATGAAAATTACCAATAAATCAAAAGTATCTATATGTTTCAAGAAAAACCATGTGTATGTGTTCCTCTAATATCAAATCCGAATAAACATCCATCCGAAAGTAGTATAATAGGATTGTATGTTGCATTTTCAGACGGAACAGATGAATACGTAAACCTGACACATCCCGATGAATTGGATTCCAATGTTAATTTTATTGAAATACAATTCCACCCAAAGTCATTAGTTTTCAATAAAAAGGCAATGCTTTATAATGGTCATGGGGGTGGGATTGATTTAAACTCATATTTACATTATTACACGGGTGATAATATAAACTCAAAAGAGTTTTACCCGAAAGGTATGGAAATTCTATGTAATAAGTTTTTCAGAATACAAGAATTGGGTCATATAATACCACTTGCTATTCAATTAGAATGGGCAAAAAAGATTGCAGAATACGTTTTGAGATTGAAACCATTTGACGATGGATATGTGATAACTAAAGATTGTATTGATTATTGTAATGACTTCACTAATGTATTTTATGAGATAGAGAAAAATGAAATTATTGTCGGTGATGAAACTAAGAAACAAAATTATATGTGGTATACTGCAACAAGTAGACCCAGTAACTCTTGGGATGGTTTCAATTTCTCTGCTATGAATAAAAAAGATGGTACACGGAATAAAATACGTTCAAGGTTTAGTGGTGGTAAGATAGTTCAATTTGATTATGATGCCTTTCATATTAAATTGTTGGCAAAGATATTAGAATATAAATTTGAAAGACATCCGTATGAACAAATACGTGAAGAATTAAATATAAACATGGATTACGATGAGTTCAAATCCAAAATATTTCAAAATATTTACGGTAATATAACATACGAATTTATGAATCATCCATTTTTTCAGTCAATACAAGCAGTAATTGATGACTTATGGTATCAATATGAATCCAATAGTAAGGTAGAATCACATTTTTATGGCAAACTATTCCGAGATATTAAGGATGAAACACCTAATAAAATTTTCAATTATGTGCTTCAATCGTTGGAAACGGAGTATAATGTTAAAAAAATAAAGGCTATCCTATCATTATTGAAAGGCAAACGGTCTGTTTTTATGTTATATCTATACGATGCTTTTGTTTTCGATATACACCCCGATGAAATGGGTTTAATAGACGATTTAACAAGTGCCTTACAAACAGATAATATGTCAATAAAAATTTACATTGGAGACACTTTTGGGGATATTAAACAAATTTAATTTTATATTTATATGTAAGTAGATATTTTGAAGATTAGAGAGAAAGGTATTGAAGACACAATTGGTATGCACCTTTACAAAAAAATACCAAACGGAAGATACGGTAAATGAAATAAAAAACAATTTTTCGTTATTTAATAACAAAATTTTTATGTTCAAGCCGTTGGAGGTAAAAGAAGATTTTATGCTGTCCTATAATGTTATTATGGACTCATATAAGAAGTTTTTACCAAATTCCATTATGGTTCATCAAAAACGAGAAACCAATACAATATACACCATAAATGCTTTAAACGAATTGATAATGAATCTTAACAATGGAATATTGGATAAGACTTATAAAATTGAATGGGAGCGTTATAAAAACTGTGCTTTATTGAAAAATAAGGATGGGTTTAGAGTAGTTAAAATTATTTTAGTTAAGGTATATTCTTTTTAATGTACATATTTATAGCGTATAATATTTGGTGTTATTATGAAAAAAAATGATTATGAAATCTTGGTAGAAAGAATAACAGACCGTGTTATGAATAGATTGATGGAGTTGGTAAGTGTTAAAGAAGGAACGGGGTTTGATACTATATTCGATGAACTTAAATCTGAAATGGAAAACATTTCAATTCTACCCGATAACAAAATAGATGCAAGTAAATACGAAGAAAAGGCTGTAATGGATTTTCTCAAGAAATTAGGTTACGAATATAAAAAGGCCTTTGGAAATAAACTACACTTCTTCAATAAAGAAACAAGTGTTAGTCTTTATATGTTGCAAGGAAAAAATGTTATTTCGTTAGTCCCATAGGAAATACAATGGAAACTGAAAAAAATAAATCTATAAAAGAAGAATTAGACGTAACCACTTTAAGCCTATTCAAGTATATGGCGGTTATTGATATGATGGAAGTATTGAAAAATAATCGCAGTATGATGAATTATGTATTCACGGAAAAGAAACCCGAAGAAATACGAGCGTGGTTTAGATACTTATATGATTCAAAGGCATACAATGACGGTGACTTGAAGAAAAAATTAATGTCTTTGAGTTCAAGAATGTATGGTGATGAAAAAATAAAAACACTGTATAAAGTGCTGAACAAGATATTAACATCCCCATTCTCAGAAGACGGTAGGGATGAAAGGGAAGCTGACATTAAACGTCTTATGCGAAAAATTTCAATTTATGTAAAGAATAAATTAACAGATGATGATAAAGAGTCGGTTGATCGAGCATTTGCATACTTGGACGTTGTTTCAAGAACAATAAAAGATAACATGATGCAACTATTAGATAGACACATGGAAGTTGATAAGTCAGAACCAAAAGATGAAGATCCTGATGCCGAAGAAAAACCAAAAATAAAGGATGTTGAGTCCGATGAAAAACCTAAAAAAGAATCGTTATATGATAATTTTTATAAAAGAAAACTGAAAAAGAAGATACGTGAAATGATAAGAACAGCTATCATATCAAAAAAATTTACATCTAAATAAAATAAAATTTGCATATTAAGTATTAATTTCGTATATTGAATAAATGAAAATTGTGCATTGAACAATATTAGTTCAGCATTATCTATTAATTATTATAAGGAGCCATATTATGGGCATCAATTTGGACGCGATTAAAAATCGCTTGAATTCTCTCAAAAATACCAACAACAGAACATCGCATATTTGGAGACCTGAACCAGGTGAACACCAAATTCGTATTGTTCCCTATCTACACAAGGCAGAAAATGCCCCTTTTATTGAGTTATACTTTCATTACAAACTTAGTAAAAGATCTATTCTCTCACCAATTTCATTCGGTAGACCTGATCCAATTGTAAACTTCGCTGAAAAAATGAAGCAGACAGGGGATAAAAACGATTGGGTTATGGGAAGAAAATTGGAACCAAAAATGAGAACATACGTTCCCGTAATTGTTCGTGGTTCCGAAGGCGAGGGTGTTAAGTTTTGGGGATTTGGAAAACAACTCTATGAAGAATTGTTGGGATATTTCGCAGACGATGATTACGGTGATTTATCCGATGTGCAAACAGGACGTGACATTGTAGTAACCGTTAAGTCTCCCGAAGAAACAGGTCGTGATTATGCAGAAACTACTATCCGTATTAAACCAAATCCGTCTCCCGTTTCTTCTAATCCTGAAATTGTTGAAAAAATCAAACAACACCCAAACATTACCGAATTATACCCTGAACCATCTTATGATGAATTGAAGACATATCTTCAAACATACTTAGGTCAATCCGATGACACAGAAGATCTAAATTACACAAGTAAAAAAGAACAAACTAAATCCGAGGAAAGCAAGCCTGCACCGCCTACATCAAGTGACGATGTTGGTGTTACATTTGACGATCTTTTTTAATTAGAGGTAAGTTATGGCAAAAACAAAGAATGAACTGTCCGATGAATTGGGTGGTCTCATTGCCGAAACTATTAATAAACAATTCAAAGCTCAACACCTAAAGACTGCTTATTTTCTTGAAGGTGATACCGATGCTCCAACAATTGTTAAAGAATGGGTTGGTACTGGGTCAACTATTTTGGACTTGGCAATATCAAATAGAAAAAACGGTGGATTCCCTGTCGGTAGAGTATCTGAAATAACAGGTCTTGAACAATCAGGTAAATCCTTATTAGCATCACACGCACTACTAAACACACAGAAAAAAGATGGTTTGGCGGTATACATAGATACTGAAAATGCTATATCTAAAGAGTATTTGGAAGCAATTGGTTTGGACCTTAAACAGATGTTGTATATTCCATTGGAAACAGTGGAAGATATTTTTGAAACAATTGATGTAATCATTGACAAAGTAAGGTCTTCAGATAAAGATAGATTGGTTACTATTGTGGTTGATTCTATAGCAGGTGCTTCAACTAAAACAGAAATGTCCGCTGATTTCGATAAGGATGGATATGCTACTGCTAAGGCACTTATCATTTCAAAGGCAATGAGAAAGATAACGAATCTTATTGGTAGAGAACGTATCTGTCTAATCATAACAAACCAACTACGTCAGAAATTAAATGCTCCGGCATTCTCAGATCCATGGACTACTCCGGGTGGAAAGGGAATACCATTCCATGCTTCGGTTAGATTAAGACTGTCTTCTATCGGTGCTATAAAGACAAAAGTAGATGGGCATGATCAGATTGTTGGTTCACGTGTAAAGGCTAAATTGGTTAAAAACCGAGTCGGTCCTCCACTACGTGAATGTGAATATGAGGTTTATTTTGATTCGGGAATAGACGATTTCAGCAGTTGGTTAACAACTATGAAGGATTACGGCTTAGTTAATCAGGCAGGAGCTTGGTACTCTTGGACTGATAAGGATAGTGGTGAGGTTATAAAATTTCAATCAAAAGAATTTGTTGAAAAGATTATAAATATTCCTAAATATAAAGAAACTATTTATGACGAAATTGCTGATAAAGTTATTATGAAATATCAGCAGTTAGATTCACCAAGAATAGATGATGTAGTTCTTTCCGATGAAATTCCATTTGATGAAGTATGAACAAAAAATATGCAAACATATTAAACGAAATTGAGTTTGAAAGAGAAACCCAAAGTTCACTAACCCGTGATGATAAGGTTTTGATTGTTGATGGTATGAATCTGTTTATAAGAACATTTTCAGCCATACCTACTTTGAACGAAGAAGGTAAACACGTTGGCGGGTTATCTGGATTTTTACTATCATTAGCTTCAACTATCCGTATGGTTAACCCCACACGGGTAGTTGTTGTTTTTGACGGTAAGGGTGGTTCATACAGAAGAAAACAAGTCTATTCAAACTATAAAGAAAAACGTGCAATAACAACTCGATTGAATAGAATTGTTGGTTTTGAAGACATACAAGACGAGCAAGCCTCAATAAAATATCAACTGTATCGTGTATACAATTATCTACAGAATTTACCAATAACAACAATATCAATAGACCAAATAGAGGCTGATGACGTTATAGCTTATTTGGCATCATACTTTAAAAAGAAAGTTGTTATATTATCAAACGATAGGGATTTTTTACAATTGGTTTCAGATAGAGTTAGTGTATATTTACCAACAAAAAAACAAATGTATACACCCGATATTTTGTTGGAGGAGACTGGAATTTGGTGTGAGAATTTTATATTATACAAATCATTATTAGGTGATAAAAGTGATAATATAAAAGGTATGAGTGGTATAGGTAAAAAAACAATTGAAAAAAATTTTCCGATGCTATCCGAAAAAAGAAAAATTGATTTGGAAATGTTCTTAGAATTTTGTAAATTATACGATGGAAAAGTTAAATCACTAAACAACTTAAAAGATAATTTGAAATCATTCGAGACAAATTATCAGATAATGCAATTACATGATGTTGATATATCACAATCACACAAATCAAATATAAGAAATTTAGTTGATGGTGATGTTGATGGTATACGATTGGTTGAATTAAGTAAGTTATACATTCAAGATAAATTACATTCTGTTATTCCAAATTGGGATAGTTGGGTAAAAAAGAATTTCAATTCATTAAATGAGCTTAGGAATAAACATGCAAGATAGTTTGGCGGATTATGGTCATTCATTTCAAACAAAAGTAATATCAATACTATTATCCGATAAAGCATTTCTACAACAAGTTTCAGATATAATCGAACCGTATTATTTTGAATCACAAGCCAATAGTTGGTTAGTAGAAAAAGTATTGTCATACCATAACATATACAGAAACACACCAACATCAGAAGTATTAAAATCCGAAGTTCTGTCAATAGAAGATTCAGCACTTAAAACATCCGTTGTTAAAACAATTAAAGATATAAAGTCATTTAAAGAATCAACAGACTTTGAATATATCAAGAGTGTTGTTCTTCAGTTCTGTAAAAATCAAAAGATGAAAGGTGCTATACTCGATTCAGTGGATTTGCTGAAGTCCGGAAACTTTGATTTGATTAAGAAGAAGATAGATACTGCTATGAAAGCCGGTGCTGATAAAGATATTGGTCACGAATATAAGGTGGATATTTCTGCACGGTATGAAGAAGGTTCACGTGATTGTGTTTCTACTGGTTGGAATGTTATAGATGACGTTATGAACGGTGGTCTTGCTGGTGGTGAATTGGGAATTGTAGTTGCTCCTGCTGGTATAGGTAAGAGTTGGGCATTGGTAAGTATAGCTGCAAATGCTGTAAAGGCGGGTAAAACAGTAATCTATTATACATTAGAATTAAATCAATTTTATGTTGCACGTAGATTTGATGCGTTCTATACTAAGATACCATTTCAAGACTTAAACCAAGAACATGCTCAAGAAAAAATTAGAGAGAATATTGACACTTTGAAAGGTGAATTGATTTTAAGATACTATCCAACTAAAACTGCAAGTGTAATAACATTAAGTTCACATATAGAAAAATGTATTAGTCAAAATAAAAAACCAGATTTAATTGTAGTTGATTACGCTGATTTGATAAAACCATCAAAGGCGGGTGATAAGAGATTGGAATTGAATGACATATACGAAGATTTGCGTGGTCTTGCTGGAACTTACAACATTCCTATATGGAGTGCTTCCCAAGCGAATAGGTCATCGTTAGAAGATGATATTATTGAAGGTGGAAAAGTGTCCGAGTCATATAATAAACTAATGATTGCAGATTTCGTAGTGTCTTTATCAAGAAAGGTAAATGATAAAATAGGTGGTACTGGTAGATTCCACACTATTAAAAACCGTTTCGGACCTGACGGAATGACTTTCCCAAGTAAAATAAATACTATGAACGGTAATATAGAAATATATGAACCCAATTCTGATATGGGTAAGAGTATAAGTTCTTCTATGAATGGCGAACCACTTGCTAAGAAACTAATGAGTACGCGTTTGAAAGAGTTAGGTGGGATAGAAAGTTTAGAAAATTCCAATAAATTTGAAGCGTTTTGATATTTATTTAACGGATATGTATGGCATATTTAAATTCACCAATACCTGTAATAGATTGTTTTGTACGTGGTAACTTTTTAAGAGACCAAAAAGACCACTTTGATAAAAAATTTCCTTGTTTTATAATTGGAATATCGTCTATACCTGGTAAAACACCATTGTTTCACTTTGTTATGGAAGATGGCGGTGTGTGGTGGAGAATGCCTATACATGCCTTTTGTTGGAAAGAAGATGCTGAGCAACAGGAATTGGATGAATTGGTATTGTGGGATTCTTTCTCATACCACGTATCAGTCACACAATTTCCGTATTTTAAAGATAAGGCTGTTAAATTTATATCAAGGCGTAGGAATGAGTATAGAGGAAGATACTTATTCACAATAGATTGGGCTGCAAGTACTGATTCAGGGGACACGGATTATCTATTCTCAGAATATCCGTCACAACATAAATGCGGCCACGTGATAATGATGGACAACGGCAATTTTGCGATACAACCTAATAATCGTTTTAGGCTTCATGATCCAGCGTTCACTACAAAGGAGGAACTTGTTATCGAAAGAATGTATAACAATACTCTGTGGACTGCTGAACGGAATCACCGATGGGTTACACCCGATACAGATAATATGAATTACGATCATACTGATTTGGATGCTGGTGAATCTAATTTAGAAAGATCTAAATACTATAACGAGAGGTTAAATGAAAATACGAGTCAGTCATGTAAACGGAAAATACGATGATGAACAAGGCACCGATCTATGTGAACTGTTTTGTATACCTGAAGGTGAGACCAGTACTTACCTTTTTGAAAATGGATGGTTGCCAACATCTAATAACGAATGGTATCAATCAAGATCTTCAAGATTAAAGATTGGTCAATTAACATCAAGAAGAAAATATCAACTGAGAAAAATGTCCGTTAATACAAATGGAGATTACAGAAAGATATTTGAATCGTCTAAGTTTCTATACAACCAAAGTATAGAAGAATTTTTGGATACTGTTTTGTCTTTTAAACATGAAATATATTATTTTGATAATAGTGTGTTTGGTGTTTTAAATTGGTTTGATGAAATACCTTATTTTTCATTCGTGGTTGGTGGTAAAAACGGTAAAGGTGGTATAATACCAATGACCTGTTATTACTTCTTAAACAAATTAAAAGACCACACATACCCCTATCTATACATAGGAGAGTGGTATGAAGATTTTTATTATAAATCAAGTTATCCCAATTTTGAATGGTGGGATGGTGAAAAATGGTTAGATAATATAATATAAAAAAATTATCAAAAAATCCAATTTTTTTTATCGAAACGGTATAGTTATTACTATATCGTTTTGTTTTTAATACTAAAAATCAAGTTTTTAACAATAAATAAATGGAGAGCTAAATGGATATTAGCAATAGGATTCTTTCTGAAATAACAGTTCATATGAAATATGCTCGATTTGTTCCCGAAAAGAATAGACGAGAGACTTGGGATGAATTGGTAACAAGAAATAAAGAAATGCATCAAAGAAAATACCCACAATTAACCGATGAAATAGAAAGGGTTTATAAGTTGGTGTATGATAAAAAAGTTTTACCATCAATGCGTTCTTTACAATTTGGTGGAAAGCCTATTGAAATATCCCCAAATAGAGTCTATAATTGTGCTTATATGCCAATAGATGATTGGCGTGCATTTGGTGAAGTGATGTTTCTCCTATTAGGTGGTACAGGAGTAGGGTACTCAGTACAAACACACCACGTTGAAAAATTACCACCAATCCATAGACCTAAATCAAAAGAGAGAAGATTCCTTATTAGTGATTCTATTGAGGGTTGGGCAGATGCAATAAAAGCCCTTATGAAATCATACTTCACAGGTGGTTCATCTATGAGATTCGATTATTCAGACATCCGTCACAAAGGAGCAAGACTAATTACAAGTGGTGGAAAGGCACCTGGACCAGAACCACTTCGTATTTGTATAGAAAAAATTAGAGCAATGCTTGACCTAAAAACTGATGGTGAACAACTCAAACCTATTGAAGTTCACGATATTGTATGTCATATTGCAGATGCCGTTCTTGCTGGAGGAATACGCCGTGCAGCTTTAATATCACTATTCTCAGCTGACGATGATGATATGATTTCTTGTAAGTTTGGTAATTGGTGGGAACTAAATCCACAGAGAGGCCGTGCTAATAACTCCGCTGTTCTGCTACGTAGTAAAGTGTCAGAAGAATTTTTTAAATCACTTTGGAAAAAGATAGAGTTGTCAAACGCGGGTGAACCAGGTATTTATCTTTCAAATGATAAAGATTGGGGAACCAATCCTTGCTGTGAAATCGCGTTACGTCCATTCCAATTCTGTAACTTATGTGAAGTAAACGTGTCTGATGTAGAATCACAAGAAGACTTGGAAGAACGTGTTAAGGCTGCAACCTTCATCGGAACTATGCAAGCTGGATATACGGATTTCCATTATCTACGTCCTATTTGGCAAAGAACAACTGAAAAGGACGCTTTACTTGGTGTTGGTATGACTGGAATAGGATCGGGTAAAGTACAAAAATTAGACTTGAAAGCAGCTGCAAAAGCATCGAGAGAAGAAAATGAAAGGGTTGCTTCAATAATTGGTATAAATAAATCTGCGAGAACAACAACAATTAAACCAGCAGGAACATCATCATTGACATTGGGTTGTTCATCTGGCATTCATGCTTGGCATAATGATTATTATTTACGCCGTGTTCGTGTTGGTAAGAATGAGGCAATTTACACATACTTAAAAATAAATCACCCCGAATTAGTTGAAGATGAATATTTCCGTCCACACGATACAGCTGTCATTGGGGTTCCACAGAAAGCACCTGAAGGTTCAATTCTTCGTAGTGAGAGTCCATTGCAATTGTTAGAGAGAGTAAAGTGGTTCAATCAAAATTGGATTAAACCCGGACATAGAACAGGTATGAACACTCACAACATATCCGCAACAGTTTCTATACGTGAACACGAATGGGATGCTGTTGGAAATTGGATGTGGGAAAATAAAGAACACTTCAATGGTCTTTCAGTACTGCCATACGATGGTGGAACTTATATTCAGGCACCATTTGAAGATATTGATGAAGAAAAATTCAACAAGTTGATTGAAACTCTACAGGATGTTGATTTGAGTGGTGTTATCGAAATGGAAGACAATACCGATTTGACAGGTGAACTTGCGTGTGCGGGTGGTGCTTGTGAGATAAAATAAAAATAATAGATATTTATTAACAATAGTCGATAGAACTATAACAGTTATTTTTTATATTTAGGAGACTTGTTATGACTAAACAAGAAATCTTTGAGCAAATGTCAAAATTGTATAGTGAATTTGAAGCTGCTCATAATTCAACAAAGAAAAAAGATGCAGCTGTTGCTCGTAAAGCTGCTGGTGAAATTAAGAAATTGGTTACACCCTACAACAAAGCATCTGTTGCCGAAGCAAAGGCATCCAAATAATTTAAAGGGGTGGATTTCCACCCCTTTTTTATTTAATTCATATTTATTATTATGATAAAATTATTAGACATATTAACTGAAGCCTCGAAAAGAAAGAGAGAGCGGTGGAAACCTGTTAAAGGCTACGAAGATTCTTATGAAATTTCTTCAACGGGTAAGTTAAAACGTTTAGCGGGAAAATCACCGTTCAAACGTTCAGGATATGATGACACAACCATAAGTCACGAAGAAATAATACTTAAACCAAGAAAAACTAAAAAGGGTTATTTGGAATGTGAACTTATAAAATATAATAATGGTAAACGAGTTGTAGAAAAATTCTATCTACATAGATTGGTTGCACAATCGTTTTTACCGCCACCCGAAAAAGGAAAGGATCAAATAAACCATAAGAACGGAATACCAACTGATAATAACTATGCTAATTTAGAATGGGTTGATAATGACGAAAATCAACAACATGCTAAAGATAAAAGAAATGGTGATGAATAAAGGGTTTGTTTAACAATAAGGTAATTTTATGGGATGGCGTCATGTCAGAAAAAAAATCAAGAAAATACAAAGATGTTCTAGCAAAAACGTGCTTAATTTTAGGGACGTTCTTCAATCCGCTTGGATTCGATGCGGCTTTTGCTTTTGTGACAAAACTCACAGGAAGTTACATCGTCACAGATCTTATATTTTATGGTGTTGCGCTATTATTTTTTGGACTTTATTTTTTATTATCTCGTAGGAGTTAGTCGTGAATATATCATCAAGAACAAAATTAATGAAAGATGCTGAGCATCTTTTGACTGTTATACGTGAAGAAACAGAAGGTGTTGAGCCTAAAGTAGAGAAGGCTGCGAAAAAAATCAAAGATATAATGGTAGAAAAGAACGATAGAATCGCTGCTTTAATGGAAATTGCTAAATTGGTTGATGAAAAACATTATACCGATATATTAAAAGCTGTTCAAGATATTCATAGTGTTTATGAAAAGGCAGAAAAAAAGGATCAACCTGTTTCTGTTGACAATCACTTTTTGGATAAATATACAGAATCAATTGAAGCTGCATTAATGGTTTGTTGCATGAATAAATTAAACAACAAAGAGTGTTCTCTGTTAAAAAGTTCAATCAGTTAATAGTATAAAAAATGCGTTCTACTTATGGAAATAAATTAGGCGGTGTGCCTAGATCAAACATTCAAGTTCCACCCGATGAAATTAGATACAGTCCAATTTTAAAGGCCGATGGAACGCGTGATAAGTTATTGGATTGGCAGTTATACTTCAAAAAAGAAGAAGACGGTGGTATATTACCTGAATATAAAACAGATCCGATTAGAGCTGATGAATTGGGTACAAATGAAATAAGTGAAGGTGGTGAGTTTGATTTCGGTAATATATTATATGCCTTTAGGGACATACGTTTAGTTCCATATTATGATGAATTAAATAATAGAGTTACCACACAAATTGGTGGGGATACTATACCAGGAAAATGGGATTTAGTTGCTGACCTATACCTTTATTTAAAAAGAGACACTGTTATTCAGTCAAGAGGTTCTGAGGTAATAACTGAACACTTTTCTGGTATAGTACAATCCGATATTTTACTTTCATCGGGTCAATTGGAATACTCGTTAAAACCATGTGATAATGGAAGAAATTATGTGGATTGGTATTATAAGTTTGATGTTGATGAAATAGAATCACTTTCAAATGTTGATTTAAAACAATTATCAAAAAATACAAATAAATCCATTGAATTAAGAGACCGTATTTTACGAGAAGTCGTATTAAATGGCGCACCAACAAAGATAGTATCTTTAGCAAAACGTGGTACTGTTCCAAAAGGACAGGGTGTTTTGCCGTTGAGTGGTGAATACACATCGGGTCAAGAAGAAGAAATAACGTGGGACGGATTCACACCTGACGGCAATCAATTAAGATTCTTTCAACCATCAACACCACCACAACCAGCACTACAAACTCAAACTAAAAATTGGATAGAGGCATTAAAGCAATCTGTATTAAACGCAATAAGAAATGCTGGAATAGAAAAACACGATAGACCAATAACACAAAATATAGTTTGGCAAACTATATGGAAAGCTTGGTCTGGCGCTAAGTACGATGGTGTATCAATAGACGTTACGGACCCAAGATTGGATGATGATTCAACACATTATGATGGTGCGTTGTTACCATTAGAAGCTGAAGGACATCCCATAAATTCAGAATTCGCGTCAAACTATTATTTACCAAGAAATGTAAAATGGCTCAGAGTAAGTAAAAAATTGTTAGATGGTGCTTATCCAAATATAGGCAGAGGTAAAACATTATGTGTTGATGTACTTCCATCCGATGATTGTACTAAAGTTCCATTTAAATTGGTTGATGCTAAACGTAGAATTGATTCTGAGAGTTATAAATTCATATCAAAGGACACATCGAAATACCACCCAATACCAGGTCAGCCCTGTTATCAAGGATTGCCAGCAACATACGAGAGAACTGCGGTATATGAATATACATCAAGTAAGGAATGCTTTGATGGTAAGGTGGATTCAAACGGTAACTTAACAGGTCAAAGAAAAACACTATACAGTTATAATACAAAAACAGAAATAGAAAATGTTGTTGAATGGGAAAACATAATCCGCAATTCAATATCAGCAACTTGTGAGTGCTATGAACTGTCTGTACAGAATCCACCATGTATAGATCCAAATGATCCTGATGGTTGTAATATAATGTATACTGATACAATATACACAATATGTCCTGATGATGGTCCATATTATTATAATAGTAGGGAAATTCCTCCAAATGCGGTTCCAACACGGTTAGAAATACGATACATAAGTGATCATGAATGTCATAATAACACAAAGATAGCTACATATTATCCTATTAGAATGGATAAAGATGTTATAAATTCATACAAAACCATATTCACAGACGGGGAATTTAATTTCCCAACAGAGAGTGAATCATATCCCCAAGTATTTGATAAACCTGTGTGTCTATTGAATACAAATCAGAATGAAGCTTCTAAAAAATATCATACTGATGTTATAATTAAAAATGAATTAGATAAATCAATAGAGTTTTCTTTGACTTATGCTAATAAGAATGGATTGGGTTCTGAGAAGATAGGGGAACGTGATAGTGATGCTATATCAAAATTGATTTATACACAATATAAATCTATATTAACTGAAAATAATTCAAATGAAATTTCCTTTTATGAAGACGGTGTTAAAAAAAGTAATCCCGATGATTACTATGTAATAAATTTTAATAACGATTCCATGAAAGACAGGATAGACGTTGGTAATTTCCAATTAAGTCTTATGGAAATAGAAACTTCATCAAGTATAATTTCCTTAATAGACAATTCATTCGACTTGGTAAACAACATATACTATTCAGAATCACCATATTTTTCATTTAGTTTAGTTAGTGGCAGTCTATTAGACGGTCCATATCAAACTAATTCATTAACAACATACGGTGAAATGTATCCAAATTTAGGAATAATAATTTTGGATTCTGAAAAATTAAATAGTGAATTGAATTTTACAACAGTAACTTCTTCAAATGTTTTTGCAAATAATGAAATGAATTTATTTACATCAATAAGTGGTGCAATGAGTCTTGGACACCCAATGCAGATAAGGAGTTCTGAACAAAAAGTTTCTAACCACTACTTTATAAGAGTTCCCGTTAACGAAGCTAACTATACAAACAATCCAACATATCACAATGCTAATGGTAAGATAAC